GTGATAGGGAGGCCCACTTCTGCATTGATTGAGAGATCGAATTCTTGTTTGGGCCGCTTTCCTCTGGTCATACTCCATCGTGAGGAATCCCCATTAGAAAACTTCACCTGGGCCTCGGCGGAATCATTCCCAGGGGAAATCAAGGAGGCCAAGTCCTCCCCTTTTTTCACTTCTCCTGGTCGGAGGAGTAGACCAGCTACAGATCCAGAAAGTGCCAACTGGATTGCCTCTGCAATTGTGGACTTTCCGCTCTCATTCTTCCCTATGAGCAGGGTGTTTTTACCAATATTCCATGTTCGGCTCTCACCATCCAAGCTTTTAATATTAGTTTTAATGTTTACTATGTGTTCCATTTTGTTGCTCCAGGTAAAGGATTGCTATGAGTCTTGAGTGCAAGTTGCTTGTGGGTTTTGATTCGCCCTTACGCCAACGGGCAATGCTTCGCGCATTGGGTCCAATAAGGATTCCTGCCCCATCTCCCCATTCAGGGTTTTTGATCTCAATTCCGGCTGTGAGAAAGGCGTTTATTTTTAAGGTTAGCCAATGTGATATTCGGTTGTCTCCCCATCCATTCAGATGGAGCCATTCAAGATATTCTTGGGTACTCTGAGTCATGCCCGCTCCGACTTTCGAGGAGTTTTTGGAGTTGTTGGGGTAGTGAGAACTTTCCATCCCCCCGTCCAGTCCTCTGAATCAATGGTCTGGATGCCAGTGGTCTTGTTTAGAAGATCCTCACCATCCCAGAAAAAAACAGGCCGACCCAAACGGAGCGCTTCTCGGAGGATGGAAGCCGTAGCCCTCCCACAGTCCCTTTGATTCACAACAAAGGCATCATAGACATGTTTGCCAGTAGTAGCATTCTTTCGTGTTGCCACCCCATGCGTCCAAGAGTCCCAGTTGCCTCTCCAGTTTTTCTGATGGTCGAGCCTCCCGGGAACAATCCGAAAAGACGGAGACTCTCCCCCATCCAGAGCGCGCTCAACGAGCACGGACTCCAGCCGCCTAACCAGAAACTTAATTTCTGGAAGACTACAACTACCCGCATGGGCAAAAAAGATTCGCATGACGTTCTCTCCTATGTTTCGAGCCAGTTCTTTCCAATCTCAGCCTCTGCTGTGTATTTGAGGAGAGGATTGGATTTCCGTTCTCGGTTCATTGCGGCTTCAAGAAGCTTTGCAGCCTCTTCCGCATCATCTTCTCGGACTTCAAAGAGAAGAGAATCGTGGCACTGATTGACCAGTCCCAGCCTCTCTTCGAAGTCAAAAGAAAAAAGGTCACGCCCAGCCAGGGAGGAGTAAGCAATAGTACCCCAGCCGGGGTGACCCATAACTAATTGAAGCATAGCCTCATGAACAATGGAAGCTCCCCCGGATTGAATGGGGTGGTTCACAAGTTCATTCAGTTTCTCTTCATTTTTAAAGTCTCTTCGGCGTCCCCATAAAGAATCAACGAGGAACCCCTGTTTTCGATATAACTGCCTTGTCTTCTCCCACCATTTGGGGATTTCAGGGTTGGCCTTCTTCAATCCCTTGACTACATCCCGAATGTCTCGATGAGTCAGGTGAGCATAGATCAGTTTTCCCTCGTCGTCTTCTACCGAGACCACTTGTTGGTGGATGGTTGGGACTGAGGCTGCATATTGCCACGCATAGAAGACGTTTTTAGTAATACCTCGTGTCCGCTTAAAGGTTCCTTTTCCTTTCTTGCGTCGGTCCTCAGGGGCACCATCTAATGACCAGATACTCTTCCCATAAACCGCCTCCATATTCTCATTATGTGGATCGAGACCCTCGTTGATAATACGGAGGAGAGACTTAGACTCAGCCTCTTCCGCAATCAGACGAAGCTCCAACTGATCCATATCAGACCCTACGAAGAGATGTCCTTCTTCAGGAATGAAGATGTCACGTAGGAAGGCGGGAATATTCTGAGCGTTGGGACGAGAAGAAGAGTATCTCCCGGATGCTGGGAGTCGGTTGTAGGCAGGATGAACTCTCCCGTCTGAAAGAACAAGCTTTCCCTGGAGGGGCCGAATGTAGGTGCTTAGGAGTTTTCGGTACCTTCGGACCATTCGAATAGCCTGGAGAAACTCCACCTTCTCTGCATCAAGGTTGTGATGGGTAATCATTCTTCGCAGAGAATCATCATCTGTACTGGGCATCCCAGTCTTCTCATTGTACTTTTCTGGAACGAGCTTCCATTCCCTAAAGAGTAGATTCGACAACTGCATTGTAGAGTTTGGGTTGAATGTTGTGTCCACAATCTGCTTACAAACCGCAGTGTATTGCCCAAGGAGGACTTCAAAAGCAAGTCCATGCTCCTCAAGCCGTTCCTGGTCTACGCGCATCCCCAAACGCTGCATCCCACAACCAATATCTTGGAGAAGATGTTCTCTTGAAACAAGATGCCATTGGTTGCGAGCCTTCACCTCCTGGGCAAGAGGGCCAGCAATGCTGGCAGTAGATGAAACGTCCTTTGCACAATATATGTGGAGTTCCTCATCATCTCGGGTGGTGGTGGCAATGTGATTTGCCTTCCAACCTTCCACAAAGTCTGTGTAGTAACTGGTGATAAAGCCCAGGTTGTGGGGCATCTCGTTATTTACGAGGAGATGAAGCAGTAGAGTGTCGGCAGCCAGTTTTGGGGTGACTTGAAGTGCGCGCTCACAAACCAATCGGTCAAACTGACCTGCATTGTGTCCGATGATTGGGACAGGAGCAGTTTGGAGGAAGGTTCGAACGAGTGTGGTTACTTGAACCTCTTCTTGCCCAGTGAAGAAGTCTGGCTCTGCGGGATTAATCCTCCGAAAAGGTACCAGGATGCTCAGGTCTTCGTTCCCAATTCCGATGCAGCGCAGTCGGGCTTCAAGCGGAGACTCCATTCCAGTTTCAACGTCATAGGCAACTGGTTTCCCCATATCTACCAAACGTTCAAAACAGTCCATCAACTCCTGGGCACTTTTTACGATGATAATCTCTGGTTCTTTCCAGGATAATGCATCTCGAAAGTATCTTACCGCTCGGGAGAGATCACTAAGAAAGACTTCCCGCCACTTGGGCACTCGGAGAACAAAGGCCGGGTGAATGGTATAGGCCACTTTCACCATACCCCAGGGCATCTGGACTTCTTCGCATGTTCCACGAAGCGCCATAATAGAGGCATTCCCCCCTCGAATAGCAGAAGCAGCCTCTTTGCCCAGACAGATTACTCTTGTGAATCCCTTCATGTCTTCAAGAAGTCGGCCTCGACAAGCTTTTTGGGGGGTTGGAAGAGTGGGTTTTTTGTCTCGGTTTCTGGCAGTGTTTATCCGTGAGAGTTTAGATATAAATGCCCCCAAGTTCCCTTTGGGAGGGCAACAAGCCATCACATTATTGATATGGCACTCTCCCCGGGACAAGCCCAGGAGATCAAGTGCAGCTTGAAGCTCAATCCCAGAAGGCCCTACAAATGGCCGACCCTCATTTACTTCATATGATCCAGGGGCTTCCCCCAGAATAAATATGCGGTCATTTGCGTGGGTCTCTGCCAGGACTGGCGAGAAATTATCTGACTTTCGGAGGAATCTTCCCAGTGAACAATCTTCGCAATTGGCGTGCTCAAGCGACATGACTCAACTCCATAAAAAAAGACGGGCTGCAAAGAGGCCACCGACCAAGGCTACTTCTTTGCTTCTTTACACTCCGCTCGGAGTAATGCTCGGCACTCCCACCACCAAGACCAGGAGTACTTCACAAGAGCAGAAATATAAATCCCCAGCCCGATATGGGGATCGGCTCTTGCCATCCATCAAGAGCCTATGGAAACTCTACGAGAGGAGGAAGTCGAACTCCCCACCATCTTTAGTACCATTGTTTGATGGTTCTGATGCGACCGGAGCAGAAGGAGCCACCTGCTCTGGGACCGCATTCTGATATGACATCATCTTGTTCCACCGAACTTCTGGGTAGAAGATGTATTTAGGGTAAGTCCCAGCCATACGCTTCCCATTCTCATCAACCTTGGGGGGAGTATAGTTGAAATAGACCTTCTTACCAGTGAACTTGTCAAAGGGGATTTTTGACTTCCCACCAAGCTTGCTCTCTGGAACACCAGCAGACTTAAGGAATGCTTTAAGGAAAGCGAGTCCGGTGGAAGAATCAAGGCTAAATCGTTCGCGGTGGGTCAAGCCATCCGTGTTGATGTAGGCATAGATAACGTTTCCGTTATCAGTGTAGTGAACAAATTCTTCAATGATCCCGGTATGAAGTCCAGGATCAAGAATTGCCAACCCACCTGTTGCAGCGGAAATGTCTGTGAAATCAATCTCAATAGTGAGTGCCATCGTGCTTTTCCTTTTACGTGCTACCACGCATCTTCTTGTTTAAACAGATCTTCAAGACTGTTTTGTTTTGCTTGTGCCAGGACTGCTCGATGGAGACCATCTTGCAAAGCCCACCTGACGTGGGGAATCGAGTATTTACCCGAAAGTGTTTTAGCCGCAGGCTTAAGAACTTCTCTCCAGTGCTCAAGTCCCGTTTCTTGAATCTTTGTTGCCAACCCATCTACCACTTTCTCCTGCCAAGAAAGTCCTTTGGGTCGAGCAACTTTGTACCCCGCAGCCCGCATTGCCTCTGCAAGGTTCATTGGAGCTTGTGCAGGGAAAATTGAAAGCCTATCCCCAGCAACATACTGGGCATCAGGCTTTGTACTAAAGACATATTTCCAAGGCTCCGCAGTGTCTTCATAGACAACCCGAGCCACAATGTCGTTATAGGTGGAAAACTGTTCTGGCAACTGTCCCGGGAGAGCAGGACCACCACGAACGAACTTTCCTGAGGAAGTTCTGGGGGGCGACTCGTGGCAGTTGAAAAGAACATGGGTTCCCCCAACGGTTACCTCGCGAGCCACATCTCTTATTCTCATCACCTGGGCACGAAGAGCGCCCCACATGTCCCACCCACTGTGAACTTTCTCCAACTGCTGGACAGTGCGCTCAACAATCAACGAGAAATCATCGATTACAACTGAGGAATGTTTTGGCCCTTGCTCTGCCAATATTTTAGCAGCAGCCTCTACATTAGAGGGATGAACAACTTTGAGCTTGTCCACTCCAAGGAAGGTTTGAACAGAGAGTAGTCCTCCATGGCCTGCGATAAACAAACCTCCGACTCCGACGGCTCCAGTACAGACCGACTTTCCTGTTTTTGAGGGGCCATAAACGGTCCCGAATATTCCTGGTTTCATTTTGTCCCTTTCTTTCTATTGGTCTTTCTACTTACGACTCTTTGATTGTTTCTTCCATTTGATCCACCCTTAGAGAGGGGTGTCTTATGGTCTACTTCTTTCCCATCGCCCTTTGTTACCAGTCCTTCTCGGATGGCTCGTCTTCGAGCATTGTTTCTCATGTTTCTGTGGATCTTTGCTTCTCGACTGCTGTGATCACGTTCATATTCTTTCTTGTAGTTTCTGGTCTCAGGTTTCTGCGGCATCTTCATCTCCCCAACGACAGAGTTCAAAGTATGTACATGGTCCATATTTACCGTAGCAGACCTGATCAGACAATACGGGGGGAAAGTCCATTGGGTCTGAGATATGGGCGTGACTTTGAATCCTATCTTCTATTTGCCGAAGAGTTCCCACAAACCCAGAAGCAGCTACTGGGGCTGGCTCCAAAACTGAGCGCTCAAAGTCAACAGGAGAAGAAAGCTTTACTCGGTTGATTACAACCCCACCAAACTTCCGACCATATATCTTCCGCCCAAACATCTGGTACCCAAGAAACTGACCAGAAAGAATATGTTGTCGAAGAGTCTTAGATGTGATTCGGTAGCAGCTTTTGTGATCAACAATCCAGTAGAACCCATGAGGATCTTGGACAATCAAATCAGCACGCTGGGTGAAAAGAAATCTCTCTGACCCTGAAGGCAGGGACTGGGAACGACTAATATGAGCACGAAGCTCTTGTTCTACAGCAACAACTTTCCAAGAACAACGCGCCCAATGTGACTGGTACTTTTCCAAAGCAACCAAAACAGGAGTAACACAAGATACCCAAAGAGAAGCTTCATTTCTGTCCCTGGACTTTCGGGCTTCTTGGCGAGACAAGACGAGAACTGATTCCTCAGGAGCATAGAAAGCATCTGGATCTCTACCCTCTTGTTCTTCAAGCTTTCTCTGATAGTAGTGAGCCAACCCGATGTGGAGAAGACTACCCTTAACAAGTGGCTCAGTAACAATAAATGGTTTCTTAGCTTTATGATTCCAAGCCCATAGACGAAGACACCGAGATGCCTGCTCAAATTGATGCCAACCTCTTTCAGATGGTCCGGCATCCAGTAGACTTTTCATGGAAAGCTCCATTGAGTAGGTGACAGAGCACAGCGCCCACACCAGTGTATATAGTAACAGATGTCGGTCAGATGTCCAGGCCTAATCCAGCAATTCTTGTCAAGAGAGTGTCAGCATCTCCGTCGAACGCTTCAGATATTTCACCTATAACCCCACTTTCGGTGATTGTTCCAACTGCGGGTAGTTTGTCCAATAGAATATCGGCAACATGCTCATCGACTGTACCGCGAGCGACAACGTAAGAAATAAGAACGGGACGTACCTGACCCAGACGACAGAATCTTCCCTCCCATTGTTCCACTGAACGCGGAGTCCAGGGGAGCATGACAAACAGGGCAAGATCTGTGTCTTGAAGATTAACGCTCTCTCCCCAAGCATCCCCAGTACCTACGAGAACAGCACCCCCAACGGTGCCCATATATTCATGCCTGACCTTGTCTCGGGCGTCGGTTGTACTTCCACCATGGGCACACCAAACTGGAACCTTCACAGCTTTTGTAATGGCCTCTCCGAGCTTATCGCAATCCTTCCTCCGCCCTGTGAAGACCACCACTTTCTGCCCAAAGCTCACAGCCTCTTTGACTCTTTCCACAACATACTTCCTCTTTCGGGAAGCAGCTTCTTGGAGCATGACCTCAAAAGCCGACTCTCTATCCCCTTGGGCATTTTTGATGTCACGGGTGAATCCCCCTGGACGGTTCTGCTCATCACGTTCCAGGTAAACAACTTGCCTCCGTTTCTTTGGGAGGTTCTGGATTACTGCCTTTTCATCTGTCTTGTATCGAGACCATTCCAATCGAGATAGAAGTTCTTCCTCATGGGAGAGTCCTTCATATTTCCACCCATAGAGATCCTTAAACCCAGCGCAATATCTCTCTCCAAACTGGTGGAAACTTCCCCATTGCCAAGGTTCAACAAGGTCCAACTGAGTCCAGAGGTCCTTCGTTCTATTGGGCATGGGGGTTGCAGTCATCCCGAATCTTCGAGTAGACGCCTGACACAGTGCCTGAATGGCAGCAGCAGTATTGCCCAGTGAGTCATATCGGATTTTCCCATTTTCCTGGAGGACTGCTTTGCTTCTTTTTGGATTCTTCGCCCAGTGAATCTCATCCATTACCAGTGAGTGGGGCTTCATCCTAATCAGTGTAGGTGCCCACGATATTAGGGTCTCCCATGCTGTAATGTATATGGCACGGGGGTCGGGATTAAGATCCCGTGGAGTTTTCCCCGAGAGTACAATGGGCCTAAATCGGGTATATTTTCGGACCTCTTCTCGCCATGTCCCACGAGCAGCCGCCTTGGTTACCACAACTTTTGGTGCTCGAATAGCCGCAGATACCCAGACCAGACCACAAAGAGTCTTGCCAGATCCAGGGGGGGACCACGCATGATACCCAGTTTTTCCGCGCGACCCTCGAAGAATTTCCCATTGGTGTTCCATCAAAAAATCATGGACCCAGGGCTGAAATGCTGGAGACCTCAGAATTTGCTTAAAAGATAGACCAGAGGGCACCTGACATGGACGACTTCCCAATAGGGTATTCGCAACATTAAGTGGAACCCGCCCGCCCCTGCCGTTTTTATTTGGCCAAACGCCAGGAATCTCTCGGAGATCATTATTGATATCCGAGGAGAAAGTATGTAGTGGAAGCATGGTCACTCCTGCGTTGGGAGCGCGACTACTTTGCCAGCCGGTTTCTTCACCTCGGGCACAGGAAGGCCGACATATACGTCAACCTTTCTTCCCGCAATTCGAGCAGGTCGAACATCTGTTCCATCAATATCTCGAACAGCCAACCTCACCAAAGTCTCACTGCGATAATCAGAACGACCATTCCGCTGACACCATTCACGGTAGCAACCGTAAAGCGTCTCACAGGGCACACACTTTGAAGCCGCTGAGTCAGAGACTCTAAGATACGAAGGTCCGGGGGGGTAGTTACTGAGCATGGCAACTGCACCATAATTTGCGAGGTCGCACACAAAGGTATCGACACTTCCCATAGAAGCTCTTTGCAACTCTGCCTTCTTCTGGTTTACCACTGGGGTTGCAATCAACTGCCAATTGACTTGGACAGTATTCAGATGCCACGCGAAGGCTTCAATCTCCGCGCGAAAACCAGGCATAGGCGTGCTGGACTGAGCATCAAAGCAGTCTCTCAACATTTGGCGATAAGCTGGGGAAGCTTTCGCAGGCGACAGGACTGTAAAGCGGCGATCATCTACTTCAAGGACCAAAGGACGCCGTTTGTTGGAAGTCATCCACCATGTCATTCGGTTCTTTACTGTAGTTCTGGCCGCATATGGAGCGCTACAATGAATCCGGTCGTCTGTAATGCAGGCCTTTATCTCTGCAATAGAATCACCTTTGCTGACTCCAACTTCATCGGCCAAGACCAGTAGTTTGGCTACATAGTGAGAGTTGAAATTATCACTCAAAGCTCGGTTGGAAACCACAGCGCTGTTTCCAGTCCCAATGACATCTGAAAGGATCCTTCCATACATTGACTTTCCAATCCCCTGCTGAGGAGAGAGGACCAAAACTGCAACCATAGCGCGCCGAGCAGGTTCCTGAACAAGAGCAGCGGACCAATGAATCAACCACTCTTTGGCCTTCGCATCACCAGCACAGAGCAAGTCGATAACTTGCTCAATTCTGTCCCAAGACCCTGGAGCCGGTTCAAGAGTAGGCCAAGCATATAGGTTCAAGAGCGGAAGCTTATTCACATAAACCACAGGATCCTTCAATGCTTGGCAATCAAACCCATAGACCTGACGGCTTAGAATATGATCGACCAGAGCTTGAGCATGATTTTTGTCGCACCCGGTTGGAAGCAGACCAATGAAATGATCAATGAGAGTTTCCTTCTTCATCGGGCTGGAAATCTGCCAAGCTCCATCAGAATGCCGATAGAAGACCCCTTGCATGGAAGAGTAAACAAGCCGCTTCTCCGCATACTTTTGGATCTTGTCCGGAACCTCGGCAAGAAGATCCTTCCGAGCTTCAACTGATCTCTGGGCAGACTTCTTCTTAGACGCCTCTGATATCCACCACTGTTTTCCCTCATGGGTATGTCGATCGCTGGTGCACTGGATGAAACACCGCCCGTTTTTGGTAACCCGGACAAACGCACTTCCAATAGAAGCATCCTCTTGCATAGGGCATGCGATCTTGTACTTACCCTCCCCCATTTTTATGATGTCGCCCAGAGACTTCTTAGTTCCATCTCCCAGAACAACTACAAGGTTCTTATCAACCTTGGGCAGAGAGCCACTTTTCTTTTCCTGGCTAATCTCATTGGCATCCAGCACAGAACCCTCCATATATACATCAGCAAAATACTCTGCTCCCTTCTTCCGAGCAGGCAAAGCATAGTGCCTTGAAATGTTTCTCGCCTGCCGATCAACTCCTTGATCATAACCGATGATCTTAAGGCCATTCTCCCAAGCTCCAGAATATTCGTTGGGTTTAAGTGGACGCGATACGAAGAGAATCACCCGGTAGCGGGGATTGTTGACATCATGAGACCATGTGGTGTGGATGATAAACGACACCCCCTTCTTTGAAAGGGCCACACTTACGACCTCGGGCCTCAGGGTTGTGTGGTCGTAGTCGTAGACCAAAGCTGTAACTTCTTTGACGTTCCCGTTAGATCGCTTCTCACCTGGGCCATACAAAGAAGGAGACCAGCAAGGAAGGTCCTTTTTAGGGAAGCTCGAAGTCCGTTCAGGTGGGGACTCGAATGTTCGAGTGATATCAGAGGGGGACTTGAAAGCGGCAAGACGAGAGTATATACTCATCATGCCAGGGAATAGGGATACATTCCACGGTAGCATAGGTTTAATCCTTTTCGCCTGAGAGACTCGCCCCTCTCAGGCGATTTTGTTTTCTACTCTTCTTCTGAAGAGCTTGTGATTTGAGACAACCCTTCTTGTAGAAGGAATTCGATAGTTGAGTTGGTAGAAATGGAGGCAGCAGGGAATGACCTTCTAAGCTCCTCTGCCAACCCATCGAGTCTCTCCCAAAATTCTTGGGGCAACCGTAGGGGCCGCCGCTTTCGATCTCGCGCCCTTGTTGTACCATTCCGGGCAGAGTTCAGGAAGGGGGATTCTTCCGCTTTCAACATCCCGCGTATTGTCAACTTCATACATTCTCCTGTTTGATCCAAAGTCTTGGCCGCTTCCCGGCTGTTCTCCAAACTTGCTTCCGAACATACCCCCCAGCCCGAAGTACATTTGCAATTTGAATCTTTGCTTTGTGGTGGCCGAAAAGTATCTCATTTGGAAATAGGGCAGTAATCATCTCTTCCATTGAGAAGCCCCGTTTCTCATCTTGTAGTCTTTGGGCCACAACCAAGATGGCCTGAGCCGTCCTTTGAATCTCGGTTGTTCCTTGCGCTCTCTCCTCCAGCATTGAGAGAGCTTCCCCAATGAGAAACTCTGGAGAGGTCCCAAGCTGAGAAGAGAGGGCCGACACCCTCTGCTGGAACGTTTCACTTAAAATCATCATGACCTCCTGTGTCTCTAATAAACTACCATATCGGGGGTATGGTGTCAATGCTTAGACTTGTCAATCAGGTGTCAAGGTATCGATGGAACGTTGCAGATACATCCCATAACCTTTAGAGTGTTTTACCCCCTGAAAATGCAGTTAGAACCTACTCTAAAAATGCTCTAAACCTCGTGAGTGGAGGGGGTCTAAACTGTATGGTATAAACTACCATGTACCACGTAGGTGGTACTTTTAGGTAAAGAGTGTATGATGACCCCCCACTCTGGATTGTCTGAGTAGTCAGCGAAAATACCCTTCGGAACTATCATACTCCCAGAACTGGATTGACTTGACTAACGCCACAGGACCTCGTGAGTGTAGTCCCTACCAGAAAATGGGGTTTCTTTGCCTGATATCTACATCTCTTATAATCGTGTGTAGTGGGTATAAGTTCCGGCGAACGTTCCAGATAAAGTCAATACCCTACAACACAGGCAAATTGGGTTGCATAAACGTGGCTTTCTCGGTAGTATCCTCTTGGCATACCCGGATTCACCGGGCGGGCGATGTCCCGTAAGAGTCTAAGGAGATGACGATGCCTCATATCAAACCAAAACATTTACATCCTCAACGCGGAACTGGTTACCATGGTGCTCTCCTGGGCATTGCAGAGGAAGCGATAGCTGAAAACGACCTCGTAATTGCTATTGGCTACGACGGAGAACGGATCAAATTTCGCCAAGCAGATACTGATGCCGGTGGAAGAGATATTGGGATCATGGGTGTAGCTGACCATGCTGCTGGTGTTGGAGAATCTCTTCGAGTTGTTTCATACAAGCTCATTAAAAACGTAGACACCAGTGCTGTATTTGCTGCTGGCTCTCCAGTTTATGTATCTGATACCGCAGGCGGATGGTCTGCGGCTTCCGGTGCAGTTGGAATCGTTGCTGGTCAAGCACTTGAAAAGCATGCTTCTACTGGCGCTGTCTTGTTGGCTCCTGGTATGACCAACGCTCGGATGCAGAAAAAACGCGTGATTGCTTTGACGAATGCAACAACAACAGCACGCACAATGCTTGCGGATGAATCTGGCGCACTCGTTACATTGGACCCCAACACCAATACTGCAACTACAATCACTGTGACCTTGCCTGCTATCGCTGGGACTGCTGGTATCTATTATGATTTTGCAATCATCAAAGATATGCAACATACCGGAGCCGATATCATTATCAATACAGCCGGAGCGAGTGAAGCCAACTTTGTTGGATTCCTCACTCAAGGCACTCCCCAGATTGCCGAGGGCGGGAGCGCCACACATGCAGCATCTGTAAACGTTCTTGAGATTGCACATGGAACGATTACCTTTGATGCATCTGTAAGCCTAACAACTGGGAATACAAAGTTTCAGGTTATCTCTGATGGAGTCCAGTGGATTATCTCTGGAAACAGTACAGCGGTCAGTGGTGTTACAAACCCAGTTCTGAGTAACTAAGCCAGCGTAAATCGCAGACAAAAAAAAGCCCCTGGCCATTACGACCAGGGGCTTACTTGTTTCTATTGAAACTTATCTATTCTTTTCTGAACCCATCAAACCACGGACCATACTTCTTCGTCCTCCTCTGGGCTTCCTCTGAGGTCGCGGTTCTGCTGGAGGTCTCGGGATCATTACAATGTTCCCGCGCTTCTTCCTCGGTGAGTCCCGTTCTCACCACCTCTGCATCTCGGGACCTATTTGCAAAGCACCTAATTATTGTGTACATTTCGAACCTCCTCCTCCAGGGCACGAACCAAACCCCAAAACTCAGGGTCTTCCTCAAGGGGAATCGGGGAGTCTCCCCGAGCCGAGATATAAATGGTGAGCCTGTCAGCCTTAATGGCCAACTCACTGGGCACACGCAACTTGTATTCCCCAAATAGTTGTAGTTGTTTCTTGTCTTTCATATTTGATTACTCCATAAGTTGAACGATTGCGGTGGTAGCAATACCATCAATTTCATCGCATCTTGTTTTGATGCTCTCCAAACCCCCGCCAAAGATTTTAGCGTAGCGTTCTGCACGCTCCTGGAGGCTGATTGCATCCTCTCTCCGAGACTCCAGTGCACGCTGGCCTTGAGAACCCGATAGGATTTGAGCTTCCAACTCATCAGCTTTCTGTTGAATCTCCCGCTCTGCTCTTTCAACAATGGTTCGAACCCCCTTTGGGTCCATTGCTGTCCGAAGCCGGTACAATCGATTACCCTCGTATGCTTTCTCCAGGCAAGCTCCAAGCCACGCCCAGGTTTTGACATATTTCTCAGGGAGCCAGTAAACTCCTCCACGAGATCGCAGGGAAGTCCCGTCCATCCTCCAGCAAGCATCTGCCAATGCCTTGCTGACCTTTGCCGATGGCACCTTGCCTAACTCCACATGGTAGAAGGCTCGAAGGGAAACAATGGTTGGGTGCTCCTTCGGAACTGGGTTTCCTGTTTTAACAGAGAACAACTCTGGTTCCTGGCCATCCTTTGGTACTGGAACTGAGAACAGCACCTCAGTACCATTTACTGGGAGACCATTTTCCTCAGTAGCGAATCTTCGCGCTACTTGGTATCCGCTGTTCTTCTTCTTCTCCAAGGGTTCAATGACTGCTCCCATTGGGGAAAAGACTTTAGCCAGAGCCTTCTTTAACGCGGCTAAACGCGTGTTCCTTTCAGGCAGGCACTTGATGAAGCCTCCACGAGGGGGAATAACTCCCCGACTTGCAGCATGCGCATCACACGCCTCCAAGTTTCGCTTCAACGTTTCCCAGTTTGTGCTCTCGGTGAGCGACCATAGGACAACACAGCCCGAAAGGCTGACGCTCTTCTCTTCTACTTTGCCTGTTATAGACATTGCTTTCTCCAGTTGGTTTTCCTACCTCGAAATTGAGTGCAGGCCGAGACCCACCAACATCGCTGCTGGTGGGCCAAGGTCTGAACTCAATCGTCAACGACGATTTTCTTCATCCACACGGGCACTCCTCTTCCACCATTATTGCAGTGTCCCAAAATCACTGCGATTTGTTTGCAACCTTTAGAGGGCTTCAATGGCCACGGGGTATAGCCATCTGTCAACGTGACAATAATGTTGGGCCGAGGTTTCAGGGCCAGAGCAGCTTCAATTCCAACCGTCATATCAGTACCTCCCCGCCCTGTTATCTTAATATCTTGCGCTCTCCGGAACACTTGAGCTTCCCCTGCTCTGGTATCGCAGGGAATAGCTCTTACCTTTGCACGCTTCAGAACCCGCACCGCCTCATCAATCTCTGACAAAGCAGCCGAAACGTCGGCATCATTCATGGACCCCGAAGTATCAACCACAAAACACACACTGGGAATAGGACTTACCATCCCAGCCAGAACTACACCCTCCTGGGCAGTTGCCTGGAGCATCGAAGGAGACCGGTAACTTTTCTCTGCTCTCCCCTTTACCCAAACTTCCGCCTTCTTTAGTGCAGACTTGAAGGCGTTCTGCCACTTCACCTTTGGAGGCTTTAATGGAGAGGTGAGACGACTGACCCAGTTTCCGGGGAGGTCTCCCCTTGCCTGGGAAGATGTCGCAATAGCCTCAGCCACTTGCCGCTTCATCAATCGGGCTTCCGCCCCAGAGACTCCAGGACTTCCACCTTCATCGGGAGGAGCTTCTTCCCAAGGACGGGGAACACCGTCCACGATACTCCCACAGTCACCATTTCCCGGAGATGCACCAGAGGACTCTTCTCCCTCACCCTCCTGGGCATCATCTCCTCCTCCCCCTTCCCCATTTTCGTCCCCATCTTCGTCCCCATCTTCTCCATCTCCATCCTCTGGGGGTTCTTCTTTCTGGAGGAGGTCATAGTATTGCTCTGCTGAGAGGTCAGCGGACCAACCAAACTTCTCTGGCTGGAGAGCATCGGGAGGAAGCATCCGACGGAGCTTTGGACAGCAGTTTATTTCCAAGTCGCACGCAACGTTCCAAAGTTTGGGGTCACGGGAACCCCTCCGCTCGTGGTGTTCCAATACACCATGAAAGATTTCATGGCCAATTAGGCCCGTAAACTCTGTCTTGGAAAGCCCCTCAACAAATTTGGGGGAAAGATAGACCCTCCAGAACTGATCCATGGCAGCAGTCTGCACTTCATCCGACCAGATAAACTGAACGCGACAAACTGCCGACGGAAGGTAAGGAAACCCCACCGGAGTATACCGACTCTCCCCCGGCTTGCCAATGGCAACCGGGTTTAGGAGGCGCGCCATAACGCCCTCTAATTTCATGCGTAGTTCACTACTAACCATGCTTCACCTCTGTGATTCTCCAACCGAGGACCTCTCCAGACTCTGGGTATCGCCTCCGAAACTGGGCTTCCCCTAAGTACCCCAGTTGGGTACCTGCCTTGGGCCAGTGCCCACCGTGCTCATAGTTATTTTCAACTGCCACAGAGGCAGGAGTGGGAGTACCAATTTTATACCTCCAGTTGAACACTCTTCTCCCCGTTCCGGGGTGACGGTACATTCTCTCTACTGGTTCCTTGTATACAACAAGACCCCCGCCAAGCTCTTCCAGCACAACAACTCTTGTGCCCTCAGTGTTGAAGGCATGAAAGTACTTCTTAACAGTGGGCCAATGGCCACTAACTTCTTTATCAGGAAAGCTTTTATTGGCAGCATCTCGCAGGCCATCTCCTTGAAAGTTTCCTGGTAGGGAGTAGAGAAAAGTTCTCTTGTGGAATTGAAACTTTCTCTGCCCTTGACTTCGCATCCAGAGAACGCGGGCATGAGCACTTCCACGTCCATACCTAATACTTGCATAATCACCCCACTTGGGGACAATCGCCTGTGCCGCTTCCCGGTGTGCTTGAAGTTCTTCGCGAAGGACCTTTGCTCCTCGAATAAGGGGAGCAGGAATATCACTACGTTTTTGGTTGTGTCTCCCGATGCCTGGGTAATTCTTCCCGTTCGGGAAGTGCGCTCTCCAAGCATCCCGAATCTGGTAGCACCGGCATATCCCGGTGTTGGTTTCTCCAGCCAAGCCAAGCAGCCCAGCAATCAGGTCCTCTTCGGATACCCCATCTGTGACCTCTTGGTGGTCATGAAGAAACAAGTCTCCATTCCACCGCAGGGAAATGCGGTGCCTTTTCCCCATGCAGTTAACGTTCGCTGTAACTGGCCCCTCCCAGGGGGAGCCAACAGCCTTGTGCTTTCGCACAAGCTTCAACTGCTTCTTTCTGTTCGCTCTTGCGCGCCGCTCCTGGCGCTTCCTTAACTTTCGATTTTCTCTTCGTGTTGCTTTACTCATTACTTTGTCTCCTGATTTTGCTTGGTTTTGGTTCTTCTTCCTATTCTTCCTCTTCCTACTCTGAACTTTAGTACAAACATACTTTCTCCTTTGGTGTAAACACCACGAGAGGCACCCGCTCCAGAGAACGAGTGCCCCAAGCACTGCCGACACAATCAGAGTTAAGCGCCCATGTAGGCCTTAATTACAGGGGCAAACGCCCTCATGGCCGGGGGAACTTTCCCCTTGAGAGCCTTCTTGATGTGGGGTTTCTGAAACTGACCATCGGACATCAAACTCTTCACAGTCCGAACAATCATGCCCTCCTTCCCAGTGACCTCTTTGGCATTGAGAAGGAAGTCCCATGCGGCAAGCCACGCGGTTGCATCCTTCTCCTGGGCACTCTTCTCAAGTGCCAGAGAAACCACGTTCTGGCAAATCACCAAGACTTTGTGGTTATCCTTGGCGTACATTTCAAAGATACCTTTGACGGCATCTTTGTCCCCTGCCACCCGGAGGCATTCCCTGGGAGATGGCAAATCCCAGTTGGCCTTGAAGGCCAAAAACTGATTGGTGATATGGCTGCTTATGCAGCCTTGGAGCAACTTCATCTCGGCATCTGCCAAGATGGAAGCCGGAACCTTCCCCTCTTTTCGAAGGGCTTCACACGCAGTCAGCAGGAAGATGGCTCCCAGCCAAGAGCGAGAGTTGGCACAGGGACCAGCCTCTCCTAAGAGAACTCCATCCAGGGCATTCTCTGGAGAAGGTTTCGATAGCATGTACTCTCCATTCTTCTCTAAGAACGCCGAGACTAATGTCCTGGTAGACACTGCTTCTCGCCTCCAACCGGGAGGGAGGCTTATGATGGGAGGAGTGGGGGTTGGATTGTCTTCACCTCGGGAGAAGGCTTCAAAGAAGTCCTCTGTATAAGAATCATATTCCTCCCAACTGGGAGCCTTCATGATTAGCTGGCAAAATCTGCTGGCCATCGGCCCTGAGAATTGTTCCCCAGTTGTACTGCTCTCTGGAGGGTTCAACATCGCTACAATGGCGGTGTTCTTCGGTAGCCGAACTGTTCCCAGTTGTGCCCCTGTGAGCACGTTCTGGAATGCACTCTGAACATGCGTTCCACCCTCCACTGCCTCATCGATTATCAGGCATCCTTCCCCAGGCTTCGCTTCCAAAACAGCATCAAATATTCCACTGGGAAGGAAGCTTGCAACGTTCGCCCCCGGGCGGATGTATGGAATACCCGCTACCGCCTCGGGAATAATTTGTGAGCAACTAAAGTGTGCCCACGTTCGGAACATTGCATTGACAATTGCTTTCACACGAGCGCTCTTGCCGACGCCAGGGTCACCAATCAAGGCGACTCCCAGACCCTCTTCAGTTTCCTGTTGTACTCTAAGGCCGATTTGAAGGGCCATTATTGTTGCTGACATTTTCATTTTTGCTTTCTCCTATACTGACTCGAAATTGAGTACAGTAAAAGGCCCACCAAGCTTTCGACTGGTGAGCGATTTGCTGTACTCAAGCCCTGAAATACTCTCCAAAGAGGAGCACCAACTTCTTCTCCCCAAAGGAAGCCGCTACTAAGTAGTGCTCCCCCAAAGACCTTCTTACAGCACTGTCTTCAACTGGAACCCAAACAGGTCCCAAGTTCTCCCAGGTCTCTCCGGAGACCTCCAACACTGTGTCTAAGAAGGATGCCAATGTTTCATGTTTCATGTTTATTCTCTCTTGAAAATCGGGGTAAACCTACCAAACCGTGTGAACCTGGCAAACCCCTATCAGTGTTTCTGGAGGTCACCCCCCAGAAACTGTCTCAATGCAACAAAACTAAGAATTCCTTTCACTCATCGGGATTCTCCTCTGCCTTGCTACGGCAAAATACACACTCAAAGTGTTTTGGGTCGATGAATCTTGGGCTCTCAGCCAACTCACGGTCAGCGCAGACCGTGAGTTTGATTGTAAACAAAACGGCGTCCTTGTATTTATTAGTGCGGGATACGCACTTAGGATTACTACACCTAAGCATGAACCTCTCCTTTTTCGTTTCCAAGGGTTGTTGTTGTTTTGGTCTCTCAGGCAAGAAGCCTAAGGACCTCCCAGACACAAACAGACACTGCTAAAGCATTGACTCCCATCAACACAAGAAGCGCTCGAATCTGAGCACTCCCCGAGGACCAGCAATTGGAGAAAGTTAAGATGAGCCAGAACCAAATCGGGAGCATTAGAAGGTAGAACATTAGCTGTTCTCCCGGGGAAGAAGACCGGCCTGAAAGGCTTCAATTAACTGGTCAATATTCCGGTCTTCCTTTTCCAACTTCTCCAAGCGCTCAGTCTCTGTACTGGGAACGCTCCCAGCACAACCGGTTTGAATCTCCCAAATCATTGCTTCATAATTGCTTGGCATTTTGCTTGCTCCTTTGTTTTCCTGCTTGATTACAGGCGAGCAACCACCAGAGAGGAACCCCGCTGGTAGTTACCGATTGTATTCAAACAGCTTTCACATACTCAGGATGGAGAGAAACTTTGATACCTCCATCTCTATCGAGAGAGAAGGCGTCCCCACGAGGGCCATAACCTTCACATAGGTACGGCAAACCCTGATGCCAAACCGTGATCTGGCCAGCATACGAAGTTACTCTTCCATTGCTGACCGTGTTGTATGACCGGTCTTCCAGTCCCTGAATCTCATCCCAACGATTTGAAGCATTCCGGCGGAATGCCTTGGACTTTGCTTTCTCAATAATCTCTTTCTTATTCATCTTTCTTACTCCTTCCCCTGCTTGAGTGCAGGCGAGCAGCCACTAAAGAGTCTCTCCTTAGTAGCTACCGGCTCCACTCAAACAGCTATTTCATTGAAGCTCTTTAGTTTCTTGTTGTGTTCTGAAACTTTCAAGGCCTGGATGGCCAGTTTCAGGTGGCCTTGAATCCGCCGGATTTGGGGGTTCTCTTGGCATCCAGCATACTCAACCAACTCTTCCAACTCTTCCAGCGCCAATTCAAGGTGCCGCTGAGTGACCGAGTTGAGAGCTTGTTCTCGAAGATTAGACATTGCCAACCTCCAGCTTCCGTTCGAAGCTTCCATCTTTTCCCGTCCAGGAGCCAGTTGCGTCGGGACCCCATTGCAGGAAAGTTCCCTTTTCCGTGTTGACAAAGCTTCCCTCGGAACTCCATTCAAATCCCCAGGGGCGCAATTTCTCCTGGACTTCCAGGAGGTCATCCCCCAAAGAGGACTTCAACATCTCCTCCATCCCCATCTTCTTTGCTTCCTGGAAACAGACAAACATGATTTGCGCCGCAAACTTGATGGCTTCTTCTCGGTTTCGGTGGTGTGCCTCCCGAAGAACTTTGTCAATCTCTTCGCGCACGAGGTCCACCACATGCCAGGAGATAATCTCCTCGGCCATAAGGTTCGAAATGGTTTCTTGAAGTTCTCTCAGTTTTCTTTGCTCTGAATATCGAAGCATCTTGCTTTCTCCTATTTGGTTGCTGTTTCATCCTTCTATGGAATCTTCAGTGACCCAGAATCAGGGCCATACAGCGCAAACTCAACAAACCGCAAAAACGTGGCAGACCCCCTATCACTTCTTCGAGGTAGCCCCTCGAAGTGTCGTTTGTTTGAGATGTTTCCCCAGGAAGGTCCCGGGTTTGGGTCCCCCTGGGGAGGTCCCCAGGGATGGTCTCGATTTTCAGCCACAAGAAAGGGGGTCCCGAAATGGGACCCCCAGAGAAGGAAGAGAGAAGAGGGAAGCGCTACCCCAGGAGACCCTTCTCTTGCGCGGCATTCTGAGCACCAGCCAGCGCAGCCCGAGCGGCTGCAAGTTGAGCCTCCAACTTCGCAACGGCACTGCGAGAAGCTTCCAACTTCTCCAGTTCTTCGGCCGGGTTGAGTAGACCAACAGTACCCCCCAGGACCTCCGCAATATCCGCGTCAAGCAAGTCCCACTCAAGACCGTTGTTATCAGTCAGGTCTCCATCGTTTTGAAGTAGTGACCACAAGACCTCCCGACACCGGTTGAGAAGGGAAGCGTAGATTGGGTTCACAGGCACCACTTGAGTGGAACCCTTCAGGGCTGCTTTCATCTCCTCAATGTCTGCGCTGAGGTCTCCTGAAGCGCCCCCAGGGGAGTGCATGGAGAACGTCACGGGGGAGGTCTTGACGGTACCGCACCACTTCCCGAATCCCATCTTGTCGGGGCTAGCTGCGTTCAAGTTGAAAGCAGGCATCTCCTGAAGTGGCGAGAACATGTGACCCGTAGGGCTACCGTTCACATACTGACGGAACACCAATGCGGTAGCTCGTTTTGTCTTCAGGCCAGCGGACCCCTTCCGACGTCCCACTTGAACCAGGGACGTGGGAGTCAATGCCCAACCCGAGAAGTCAGGACCGAAAGTAGTCGTCACCTTGGAGACCTTGGCTCGATTCGCCTCCTGGAGAGCAGCGTGCGCAGCGGCATCTTCCCATGGGTTTGTGACGTCCTCTTGGAGAGCGTCTTCAGGGGAAGTCTCTGGGGAGGCCTCGGAAGAGGTCTCTTGGGGGGAGGTCTCTGGGGAGGTCTCCAAGAGAGTGTCAAGAAAGGTCGTCTCGGAAGAGGTCTCTTGGGCGTTGTTGTTGTTGCTCATTGCTTTCTCCATTGTCTGGGACGGGTTTTCTGGAGGTCGTCGCCAAAGCCATTTTCGGCGCAGACTCCCCCGTCCCCCGGTCCCCAACGGTGCACCGGACCCCAACCTTATCACACGTCTATAACCCCGTGTTCATCGGCATCGTAGAGGACCCCCCTGAACAGTTGTACAGTGTTTTATCCAGTGATTCTCCCATCTTCGGCGTATATCCTCCACTTTCATCTATTCAGACCCCGTGGTCAATCTCGCCATTTTCGGCGTTCTACCGTAGCCCGTGACACCACAAAACACCACATGCACCGCGATATCAACTGCCTTGACCCCTTACTTGTCAGGTAATTGTCAAGCCCTATTCTATAGGAGGAACGCCCGATATCGAGGACCAGCCCATATCAGGCGTTTGTCGGTGTCTATGGCCCGATTGCTTCTAAGCTCTTCCAGGTGTCAAGGTACCTCCAAGACTGTGCAAGCCGTCCAGCGTGCTATGAGCCGCCTCCCTGGGGGGAGGGTTGGAGGTCTCCTGGTTCGGTCTTTCAGTGCGTGGATTTCAACGGCCGTCAAACAGTGCACCCAGTGTTCGGGCGCATCCTGGTTGGAGACAAGGGAAGACTGGGCGCCAAGTCGCGCGCTCTCTCCTGCTCTCCTCCCCCGCGCGCGCTCTCCTTCTCTACAGCAGAGGAGACAACCCCGCGAAAAGAAGAGACGACTTTCATCCTGGGGAAAGAGGGACGAATGGCCTGCCCCCTATCATCCCGTCGGGTAGGCTGCCCAAGGGCATCCCCCCTTTGGGGATGGACCATGCCTTTCTTTGGAGTCCCGCTCAACAATGAATCAAGTTTCCCGTTTTCAGAATTGTCGATTACCCCCTTCGAAACTGATGCATTTCCTATTTCATAGCAAAACTCTGCGAGAATCTGGACTTCCAAAACGGATGATGCTGGATCAATTATGTGCAACGTTCGGGGTGTATCCTCCGAAGTTTCAAAAAGAGAAAATGTGGAAGATTTCAGTTATCCCGCAGGTCCGAAGGAACATGGATACTCTTCGTGCGCATCTGATGAAGGCTCCGGTGCTCCTGTCTGGTCTCCTGGACGAGAGGATGTTTGTAGCCCGCCCGGAGTGGACGGAGGCTCAACGGTATGCGTTCAATCTAAAAGCTCCTCCAAGTCCCTATGAGGTTGCTTGCGCGCTGCTCCAGGCCCCTACGGCTCAGTTCTGGGGATTGGCGAGGGCCAAGGGGTTCAACCGATGCCGGTATAGTATGTTGTTGTGGTGGGTGGCTGGATTACCCGAGGAGGCCATGATCCATCACCTGGGCATCTCAAGCGATGAGCTTGATTGGAATCTCGCAAAGTGCATCGAGGACTTGATGGAGACAGACAACTTCTCCTTCTGGGCATTAAATCCATTGATGGATGTAGTCTGCACCACACAGTCGATGAGAGTCATCCTTCGGAGGATGCGAGAGGGGAGGAAAACGGGGACTGGTGCGGGGTTGGGGGAGCGAGAAGCGAAGGACCGACTGTTTGCCCATCCGTATTATCGAGCACAGTTGTATTCGGGGAAGAGCGATAACCCACAACCCAGGCCCAACTTCACTCCAGGGATTATTTGGGAAACACTCGACGAGCGCAGGAAATGGGAGAGGACTTGGGATGGGAAAGGGCTGGAGTGGCTGATGATTCGGAGAAGGATGGTGAGGACATTGGCACCACAGTGGGCACAACTTCCCATTTATTGATGTTATAGTCAGGCCATGAGTAAGAAGAAGTCCACCCCTCAGGTCCAGTCCCCTCCCGTTGCTCTGGATTCTCTGCTCGGTGCAGGGAAGGTGCGGGATTTGTCGAACGTTACAGATATCTGTGCAGAAGCAATGAGCGCACTGCTGCATAAGCAGTTAGGAACTGCCCAATCGAGAGAACTGAGACAGTGGACAGAGTTGATGTTCACTTGCCTCCAGGTGGAGAAGGGTGTTCACAGCGATGGAGATGTGAACTACATCACGCAGCTTGTGAATATTGAGGCTGCGAAGATGGAAGCACCACAGATCGTCCAAGTTGAGCCAGCCCAGATAAAAGATGTTGGGACTCCGACTGAAGAAATTGTGGAGGCCGAAGTTTCAGACGATGTAGATTGGGATTCCCTGCTACAAGCGACTGCTTAAAAGGAGCACAAAATGCCTACAGATAAACGGTATGCGGATCACCGATTGAGTGCTGTTCGAGAGGCAATGGGAGCAGAGTTTGAGTCTCCGCCAAAACCCCAGCCCGAACGGCAAGAAGGAGTTGACCCAGAGCCATTGCGTCCTGGAGAAGGTCACCCTCGGACAACTGCTGCAAGAGAGGCGATACACGCCATCAATGAGGCAGTGTGAGCGCACAAGCAAGCCAGATCCTCTCCTTTCTCAGGGCACCATCCAAGTCGTTACCGGCATTGGGGCAGGTGCATGACCAGAAAACCGGAACTTTTGTCCAGTATGATCCGACACGGCTAACGCACACTTTTCAGCAATGTGTGTTGGATTACATGACGAATCCACCCAGGACGAGTGACGGGCAGACTAAGTTCCTAACAGTGCTCACGGCTCGCCAGATGGGGAAGAGTTTGACGGCGGAGTATGCCTGTTATCCGAAAGCGGCGTACTCTCCTGGGTGGGACCATGTGTGTATTGCTGATACCTCGGATCGTGCCGAGTATCTGCACAAGAGGGTTCATCATCTGCATGGGAAGTGGCCCGAGAAGTATCGGAGTCGAACGGTAACCAGCCGAGAGAGTCGGCAGTTGACGTTTCGGCCCTTAGAGGGTGGGAAGATGCGTATTCTCAGTGCCGAGAGTGGTGCTGTGGGTATTGGTCAGAGTCCTGACTCTTTTCATGCTTCAGAATGTGCTTTCTGGGCGGATTTTGCAGGCTCGATGTTCCTAATCTGGCCTTCTCTGGCAAATAGGGACCATGCTCTGGCGATATTTGAGTGTACGCCTTGGGAGGCAAGGAGCGATTGGCATGAGCACTGCCTTGAAGCCCGAAAAGGGATGGGGAGGCACATGTATAAGTTCTTCCCCTTCTGGGATGGGAAGCTCAACCAGAGAAAGTGGGATAATTCTTGGAAATTGGAGAATGATGAAGTTGACCTACTCTCTCGTTATGGTAACAAAGGCCTGAAGAAGGAAAATCTCGCGTTTCGTCGCATGATGCTGTCGATGGACGCTCAGTTGAGGCGAAAGCCAGAGTTTTTCAACGTTTTCTACCCATTTGATGATGTTTCGTGCTGGGTTTCGGCTGCAAATGCTGCAATTCCCAATCATGCCCTGGAAAAACACATCAACAAGGAGCTTACGGAGTGGCAAGCCCCCTATATGGAGTACGAGCAGCCAGAACCGGGTGCGGTTTACGTGATTGGGGCGGATCCAAGTGGTCATGCAGCGCGAGATCATGCCAGTTTTCAGGTCTTGAAGGTATATGATGGGGAATGGACCCAAGTTGCGACGTTTGCCACCCACTGCGACCCGCTGGTCTTTTCGCGGAAGCTTGAGCAGGTGGGGATAAAGTACAATAATGCGAATGTCGTAGTGGAATCAAATGGTGTTGGCCAGAGTGTAATATCCTTGCTTCGAGAGTGGGATTATCCAAATATGTACTATGAAAAGAAGCGGAGGCCCGGATTCACCTCCACGGGCAAAAGCGTGGATATGGCCTTGGGGTGGACTGTCGATGCCCTGCTGGATGATCTCGTTCTGAATGACAAGGACACTCTGGTTCAACTAATGAGCTATAAGAACGACAAGCGGATTGAAGAGGGTCCAAATAGCGAGATTGTCAGGGGCAAGGCCAGCAATCGCAGAAGAGACAGGCATCACTGGGACAAAGTGAGCGCCCTTCAGATGGCGGTTGTCGGCGCGAGGTCTGCACCTCGGAGATATAAGAAAGTTGCGCCAGATGATGAGGAGAATGTGATCGTTCTTCGCCGATATACCTTTAACGAGAAGACCGAGCTTTTTAAGGCTCGGGAACGTCAAGACCGAAAGAAGTATTGGCTCTGAATCCCGCAATCGATAATATAGCACCGGAAGGGATGCTTCACGCAAGCCGCACAACACAAACCACGGGCAAAAAATGGCACTGACAACCACCACCTATTCGATTCCGCTCACCTATAAGGTGACAACGGACACTGCGTTGTCCAATGCTGCGGTAACAAGTGTAACCGGAACAAGTGGTTCTATTTACCATATAGAGATTGTGAATGGCAATAGTCACAATGTGTATGTAAAGTTTTTCAACTCTGCTGTTGTCACAGTAGGGACAACGGTTCCCTATGCGATTTTCCGCGCACGAGCTACTGAGACTTACATTGTTGAGATCCCAGGCGGATTAAACTTTAGCTCTGCAATCTCAATGGTTTGCACACAGACTTCAGGAGTTCCGGGGACAACGGCTCCAGGATCTGCGATCACTGTTCGACTGATGACTACATAAGGAAGTATCATGGCTATTAATACAACAACGGTTACGGCTACTGGCGCTGCCAAAATGGTGGTGAATACAGATACAGATGAGTCAGAAGATCTGGCTACCAATGCAGCCGCCAATCTTCAAATGATTGAGATAAACAACACAGCCAATTCGACAGTGTTTTACCTCCAGCTATGGGATGTTAACTCTGCGGGTTCTGTGGCTTGTGGGACGAATGAACCCGATTACGTGATCCCTTGCCCCGCAAGCGCTAAAATTAACTACGTGATCCCACAAGATATTACCTTTAGTGCTGGAATTGTGATGGCTGGTACGACCAATCTTGCGGCATGCTCGTACTCTCCCGCTGGTCCTTCTGCCACTGTTCGTGTCACTTTCCTCTTGGCTTCATAATGGCTCTTGACCCCAAAACTCTGAAATCAATCATCAGTGCCCATGTGACTAAAGCTCAGAAAGAGCACAAAACATGGGACAAATGGCGTGCGTGGTATCGCTCAGAGTTCTGGGGAGACCACACAACCTCGGATGATTCCCTCCTCATCGAAAACAACTACCTGTATGCGTTCTGCGATACGATGGTTGCCAGCGTTTGTCCACCTAATCCGCGAGTTACCTGTGTTAGTCGAAGGTCGGATGATGAGGCCAAGCAAGCCGCTAAATATCGGGAAGCTCTGATCAATGATGTCTTGTACCGAACTGAGGCTCATAAAATTTTGTGGAAAATGAGCACTCATGCAAGTGTGTATCCACGAGGCGTGATGAAGTCTGTTTGGAACTTCACGAAGAAGCGCCCAGACTTCGTTTTGTTGGATCCTCGGTACTTCTTTTTTGATCTATCTGTGAGTCGCTGGGAAGATATTCGGTATGCCATCGAGGCGACTACCATCACTAAGGCAGAATTCTTCAGTCGTTCCGCTACCCGCAAAAAGAAACACTCCCGGTCGATGCAATACGACCCAGGAGTGGCAAAAAAAGCGAAGTTTGGGAGTTTTCCCAAATGGCTGAAGGACAGTGAAAACACCTCGGCAACGATTACGGAGAAAGTCCGTGAAGTCTTTGAGTGGATCACTGTCTATGAAGTCTATGACTTCACGAATGATATGTATTATCATATGCTGGAAGACCAGGAAGATCCTCTATTTGCAGGAGAGCTTCCATATGTCTTTGTGCGCAACCCCTTTACCATCCTCACCTTTAATGAGAATCTGGCTGACATCGGTGGAATGTCGGACAGCCAGTTGGTGGAACGGCAGCAGCGGAGATTGAATGAGTTGGATACGCTGGAGCTTCGGCACGCCCAGGCAAGTATCCCAGTTACTGTGATTAATGAGGGGCTATGCGATGATCCAGAGGATTTCGCAGATCAAGTCTCTACTGCGACCAGCCCAGGCGATGTGGTAAGGCTCCACGGGAAGAACGCGGCTCCACTAAATGATATTATTGGAATGACCCCAACTTCTTCTCTAATCCCTGAGTTTGGGATGATTCGGGATCGAATTGAGTCAACCGTTCAGTTTGTGTTAGGGATCCCAGAGTACGCTCGCGGTGTGGCTGGTACTTCTGAGGTGGCGACTGAACTTGCTCTTGTAGATGCCGCGATGCGTACCCGCCTTGGGCGACGAACCAAGATGATCAATAGTGTCATCAAGCATATGGCAGAGAGTATCATTGGACTGTATGAGGAATACCTAACTTCTTCCAAAGAAATCCCTGTCCGAGTTTCAGGCACGATGGAAGCCATGACTGTTGCTCGTAAGCATCTGATTGCTCGGAACCCCCAAACAGCCGAGACGATGCTCGCCATGGGTCAACACCCTGAAGAGCCACTTGAGATTGACTATGAAGTTGTTCCCTATTCACCGACAGAGAACAGCAAGTCTGCCCAAATTAAGAAGCTGACCCAGTTTATGGATCTTCTGCTTCAGAATCCCAATATTGACCAACGAAAACTAACTTCACATATGCTGGATGTTTTGGATATCGGTGCTGATGTGATGGTGAGCGAAGAAGAGGTTGCTGCCCAACAGCAGCAACAGCAAGAAATGGCAATGATGGAGGCCCAAGCAGGACAACAGGCAGGTCCCGCTGTTCCAGGAACTGAGGATACAATCGCAACCGGAGGAATGCCCGCCGGAGTGCCCCCCATTGCCACTGGCGCCCAAGGTCCGATGGTCGGGGGTGCTGGAATGGTCTCCCCTGAACCAGGATTAATGTAATGGCTGATGGCTGGATTGAAGAGGAACGCGCGCGTGTTCAAGGCAGGCTGGATACTCTCCAGGAACGAGACTCAGGATCCTCCGAGGATGCATCTGCGGTGTCCCCCAGTGAGGAGGGGCGAGGCTCATTAGGCCGACGAGTGCGAGAGTCTTTTAGGAATAGGGACACAAGGCAAGCCGCGCTAAACAACCTCACGGGCAAAGCCAAAAAAGCAGGACGTACTGCGATTTCGACAGCAGAAGGACAAGAGGGTCTTGCAAGGGCTGGCCGGAAACTTAAGGGTGAGAATTTGGCCCAGCCGCTGACAAGCGGTGGGATTGCTGAGTGGCGAAAACGAATATACGGAGGGTGATATGCCCCTTTTTGATCAAGAATGTCCCAACTGTGGTGTACAAGAAGTGCTTTGCTCGTCTGAACGTGCGGTTATCTGTGAGATTTGTGGTGGGCCAGCCAAAGTGCTCCCCAGCGCATTCAACCTCTCGGGCATTATCTGGAGCAACACAGAAAGCTCCAGCCAACTCGGTGTTACCTGGAACACAAACAAAGAAAAGCGCGAATGGTTTAAGAGGCACCCCAACGTGACTCCGGTATCTAAAGGCTCCCCAGCAGATACGGATTTCAAGAACAATATTCGACAGAAAGCGGACAATCTTGCTAAGAAAGCAGGATTCCAAAATGTCCAAAAATTCATCAAAGAAAAGAAGAAGGCTCTACCTTCGTAGTCAAGTTTCTTGACATCAACCCCATGGAATAGGTAAGAAAGGATCATGCCTGAGTTTGATGAGCAAGCTTTATTGAATCTTCCTCTTGAGGAACTTAAAGACTTTGTGGTTAAGCACCTTGAGGCCATAGGTTCGGCACCCCCTCAGACAGAAACTTCTCCCCCCTCTCCCGCCTCCCTGCCAGAGCAAACCGCTGCTCCTGCTCCACCCACTGCCGAAGTTGTTGCGCCCGCAGGAATGGGAGCAGAAAGACAAGAAAGTGGAATGGCAGAGGACCCCTTCTCCCCTGAATCTCGACTTTCTGCTGCGCGCGCAGCAATCAGCCGTCAGCAGCGAATTCGAGAAAACCCTCCAAAGGATATTTACTAATGCCTGGAACTCCTGAAGAATACAAAGCAAGCCCCGATTACTCGAAGGCGGCGAGCATGATTGATGATCTTATTGCAAGCGGAGAGGCCTCGGGTGATTCCATTCTTTCTGCTTTGTCGGATTCCGGTCTTCGTGTCTACGCCGAAGGGGCCATGGATGGACCGGAGGAAGAAATGCCTGGAGAAATGTCCGAGGGAGAGATGGGCATGGATCCTGAGATGTCCACAGAAGGAATGCCCATGGAAGAGCCTCCCGGAGAAGGTCCCGGAGAAGGCCCATCCATGATTGGTGGCCCTGAACAAGGGGGCCGAGGAATGCTAATTGAGGCGGTTCGCTTCGGTCTTGCAAAAGACAAAGAGAAGAAGAATAGCCGCAAGAAGCAGGAGGAAGAATACGAATGAGTGAAGTTCAGACCAGCCCTGCCCCTGCTGAGGCCGCTCCAGCGGTTGATGTTGGTGCTGTGGAGTCTCCCGCTCCGTCCGGAGAAATGACGGAACAATCCGTGGAAGTTTTGTCTTCCGCCCCAGAAGGAGAATTACTTGATTCTCCAACCGATGAGACACCAGCCCCTTGGGATCACACATCCTGGGATGGCAACCTTGATAACCTCCCTGATACCTTGCAAGAGCCTGTGCGGTTTCTTCATAAGCAGCTTGAGGGCGGGTATACCAAGAAGTTCCAAAATCTCTCAAATGAGCGAAAAGCTTTTGATGCTGCGCGCTCTGAATGGGAGAAGAAGAATAGCTCTTGGGAAGACGCCAAAGCTTCTATGGAGAGCGAACTAAAGATCTTGCGTACACTTATGGATGGTGGAGAGGACCCGAGACTCAAAGAGTTTCGAGACCAATATCAATCCACTGCCCAAGAGTTGAAGGATCTTCGGGAAGAACATGAGAAGTTCAAAGCCTTCGTTCAGAAGGATATCGATGCACAGGCTCGAACCTATGCAGAGAACTTTAAAGCGCAGCACAGCGACATCTTCGAGAGTCCTGAAAAGCGTGAAGAACTTTCCGGGTTGCTTGACCAACGATGGACTCCGGAGGAAGCGGTTAAGCTCATGGGCTTGGACAAGAAGGTGATTGAGCTTGCATCCGAGCTTAAAGAGAAGGGTGTACCCCCCGAAATAGCAGTTGAACACGCTATTATGAAAACGGGTGCAACCACTCCTCGCAAGCCCCGACCAGGGGCACAACTCACCTCTGGGGCAAAAAGCCAGAACAACCCAGCGAGCGCTCGCCGCTCAATTAACAATGCCAGTAGCTCTCGTGAAGCCCGTCTTATGGCGGCTCGTGAAGCAGTTAACTGGCGCTCCAAAAACAAACTCTAAAGGCTGGAGACTTAGATGCCTACCAACGCCGACGTTCTCAATTTTGCAACACAGAAACTACTCCCCAAGTGGACCGAGCAGTTTTATCAAGCTCACCCTGTCCTGGATAAAATCATCCTTAAGGGCAATATCGAGCGCTCCTCTCACGGTGGACCCTACATCGAGTTCCCGATCATCACCAATGGTCCTGGTGCAGTCACTCGCATCGAGACTGGTTCTGAGGTTTACTCTTCAACCCGTCGTACCATCGGTAACCGGGGTAAGGTGTATGCTCCTCGGATGATCTATTCTTTCATCATCCCGGGCAAAGATCTCGCGGAAGCAAGCGGTGAAACCGCTATTGCTCGCCTCATCAAGATCTATCCAGAAGCTGCTTTGATGGAATTCCACGAGTACATCGTGAGCCAGATGGTCAATGGTAATGGTGCTACCAACAACGTTCAGGGCTTCATGACCATGAACGGTGACACCACTTATGACACGACGGGTTCCAGTGAAGATGGTGTCTTTGACTTTGCTACCTATGGTAGCCAGACAGGCACCGTCTTTGGTCTGGATAAGAACACGGTTACTGACTGGCAGAACCAGTATCAGAACGTGACGAGCTTCGCGACCAATGGCCGCTCTCAGATGCGTCGTGTTTATTGGGATGCTTCACTTCAGGGCAAGCAGGGTGGACCTGTTGATCTGATGCTTGGAGACATCGTTTCTTTCAACAACTACTATGATGATCTTGATGATCAGGTTCGCTACCAAGTGAAGACCAGCGGCGAAGCTGGCCGCGCTGTTCGTCAGGGACTGATGTTCCAAGAGGCTGAATTCTATGTTGAGCCTTCCCTGGACACCAGCCTTACTGAGTTTGCCTCTGCACGTCGGAACAAGGGAGTGATCTACTTCCTGAAATCTGACACTTGGCATCTCTACACCATGGGTGAAGACAGCGGCATGGAAACCAAGGGTGACTTCGCAATGCGCGGCCCTGTTAAGGTTCCTGGCCAAGATGCTTGGGAATGGGAAATCGTTCTCTCCATGCAAGCTTACTGTGATCGGCTTAATGCCAATGGCGTTGTAGCTGGTACGGCAATCTCTTAATCATCAAGGAATAAAGGAGAAATATTATGTCTTCAACTCGTACTATGGGTATTGCCGTCACTGACGTTAGTACCGAGCAAAAGTTGCCTCTCGGCTTCAAATATACTGAGGCTGCCTCTGGTGATGATATGGGAGAGCGTACTTGGGTGTATGTTTTCAATGATGGTGGAGCCAGCTTGACCGCTGGGTGTGCTGCCTTCCGTGACCCAAGTGCTGCAAATGCATCGGATCCAGCAGGTAAGATGTACGGCGTGTTCATCGCTGCTTCTGGTACAGTCTACCCGGCTGTGTCTGTTGTCGGTGTGGCTCAGCATACGATTGCTGCTGGCTCCTATGGCTTTATTCAGTGTAAAGGCAAGGGTCTTGTACTGAATGGTACTGCTGATATTACCGCAGATACGCCCATTACCACAGGTGGCGACGAGAATGGCGCTTGCATCGACTATGCTGATGGAGCGTCAACGCGGCATGCGGTTATTGCTTTCTCACTCGAAGCAGAAGCCACTAATGATGTCACGTTTGATGCCTACATCAACTGCCTTGGTGCTTAGTAGATGAATAAAGGTGAAATCCGAACTCGGATCCTGGAACAGGTAGATTGGAATCCAAGCCAGTCTACCGACTTCAAGGGCAAAGTCGATAGGCTCATTAATCGGGCATATCAGACGTTGTCCTTGGAGGCTCCATTCCTTTTCTTCGAAGAAGAAGCTCGGATTATCACCCAGCCCGATGTGTCTTCGGACACAGCCATCACTGCTGATCGGTTGGCGGTAAACTCTACCGATCAGTATGTTTTGGAGCGGGTATTTGCGACGAGTTTGTCCCCGGCTCCGCAGGCCTGGAATATAACTGGGCAGTGGGATTCTCGAATGATCGAGGTAACCACTTCAGGGGGCACAGTTTACCGTCGTCGAATCCGTGAGATTTGGCGAGATGAGGGTGGTGGGAACTATTTGGACCGTATCAGTATTGATCGGCCTTGGCCCAATTCTTCTGATTCTGACATGACATACCGAATTTACACCGCAGCTTACGAGCTTCCAGCGGATGTAGTCGAGCTTCGTTCTGCTCGGTTGTATGCTGACCAGCACTATGTACTGGAGGTAATGACGCAGCAGGACATGGAGCGCTATGAGTATGTTGATTATCAGGGAGATCAAGTGGGTCGTCCTTCTCGACTATTTCGAGGAAGACACTGGCAAATCGACGCTCCGACCCGCGCACCCACAACTTCGATAGCAGACCAGGAACAGACTGTGGCTTGGAAGGGTCCACAACCCTTGGGCAAGTTCGACTTCTGCTATACATATGTCTGGGGTAAGCGCGAGTCAGAGTTGGCTGCCCCTTCAGGAAATGCAGAGCCACGCTGGGAAAGCGCGCCTTCTCCTATTAGCTCTACAGTCGAAGTCTCCTCAGACAGCCAGAGCATCACCTTGGGCCTTCCCAATGTTGACCAAGAGTTGAATTTCTACCAGGAGCACAGTGGTTCTGCTGTTGTTGACCCTATTCGAAAAGGACGTTCTGGACTTAAAAAGAGGATCTACCTTCGAAGATACACCTCTACTCCGTCCACTTCGGTCCCAACAATTCCAGATATCGAAACCCCAGAGATCTTCTTCCTCCTTGCCGAGGTAGACGGGGACACACTTTCTTACACAATAGATGGTGCGGTGGTCCCTGATTACTATCGAAGACTAAAAGAAACTCATGGGTATCAAGCCATCCGTTTTTGGCCCATGCCCGACAATAGTTTCGATGTAGATTGCCGTGTTTTGCGTCGGCCCCAACCGCTGGTCCATGATCACGATGCCCCCCGCGTTCATGAGGAGGCTGTGGATGCCCTTATACAGCGCGCTCTCATCTTTTTCTACGAGATGAATGGGCAGTATGATGTCTCTCAGATGGCTGATATGCGCTATCGTGAAATGCTCGTTACTCTCACTAAGCGCTATGGACAAATTAAAGGACGACGGACCAGGAAGCGCTTTGCCCGGGTTGACCGGCCAGTACGTGAAGTCCGCGTTGTCTATAAGCCCTAATGAGGAGTCTTTCCTATGCAACGTGAAGTTTATCCAGCCCCAGACCCAAACGTCCTCTTCTACCAGCGAAAACTTGATAATGGACGAACAGAGTTTGCCTCAATGCAATCTCTCCAGAAGTATGAGGGAACGTCTTGGCGAGGACGATTCTTCATCCCTGGGCAGGCCGCCATCGTCCTCGACCAGTATTCCACTGAGCTTAAGCACTGGGAACCGGTTTACGCTCTCACGCAACAAGACATTGAAATGCTCATTGAGCGGGTCGCCCAGCGAGTCACAGATCTTCTCGGTAACCGTGATGTCTCTGCTCCGGAGATTGTGGCCGCGAGTATGGAAGTTGCTAACTCGAAAGATGTTCCTGCTGCTATCCGTGTGGCTACCAAGAAAACAAAACCAAAAGAAAGACTGACGTGCAAAGTTTGCAACCGAAAGTTTAAGACGGTTCAAGGTCGAAAAGTCCATGAGGCTCGGTCCCACTAAAATGGGAGGGAAACAGGAGGTAATAGATGGCAGACAGTCGTGGGAGGCATACTACTGATCCCCTCATTCTTCGGAACGAGTCTGACCTTCTTGTATCTGCGGCTGAAATTGCCGGATCGATAGAGAATTTTGTCTCAACTCCTGAAGGTGCTCTTCGGTCTATCGAAGGTCCACTGCCCTATGTTCCCCGGGATTCAAGCGATGCATTTTCCTCAGAGTATGGGAAGATGCACGGAGTTTACCATACAACTCTTCGCTCAGGCAGCATAGACTTGCTCCTTCTCCACACAGGTGAGTACGTCTACCGACATCGAGGATGGCTCCCGGGCAATCCATGGGAAAAGATCATCGGGCCTGCTGACGCTTTGATCACAATGGACTTGGTAGACACCGATTCTCCTCAGTTCCCCACCCAGTTTGAATCCACCCCTAAAGGTGTTGTGATCGTTCCCCAGCAAGGACGAGCGGTTTTCTATAATGGAGAGATGGCTTGTTCGCTGGGGTATGACTCAGTCCCCCCAGCAATCCTCGGAGAAGGGCCTCAAACTACGGCTCCAGAAACAGCCTCGACTCACAACGCAAGTGGTTACGCTGTGAGTCGATCCTCGAAGGGTTTTACTATAAATGCCGATTTTGGGTATGGCCGACTGGGAACAGTTCGAAATCGACCAGTAGCTGATATCCCCGGAGTGTTGCTGTCGGGGTCGTATCAAGCTTCATACCAATGGCTGGATTTTTTTGGGAATCTCTCTCCGCTGTCCTCACGCTCAAACGAGATCAACTTTGTTTCTCAAGAATGCGATTCAGATGATGCTTCGCCCGAACAGGTAAGAAAGCAGGTCTTGTGGACAAATATCACTCCTGGTCCCGAAGGCACTATAGGCCGAGTCCTTAGCCGAACCAAAGATGTCCGGAATGCTGGAACCACAGACCTCTTCCTTGTTCCTGGAAATGTGGGTTATGGAACTTTCGGAGCTTTTGCTACGCTTCCGGACAACACTTCGACAGTGTGGCCTGATAATGTACCTGACAATTGGATTTTAGCTCGTCCACACGATGTTATGCCTGTCCCGACTTTCAAGCTTTGTCGGCTGGCTTTTGGTCGATTGTGGATTGCTAACACAGAGGGTGATCCTGGAGTCCTGATTCCCTCAATGATTGGACGCTATGGGACATTTATGGCTCACAGCCAGATATACCCAGATCCGAGCGGCGGGGAAATAACAGGATTGTGGTCTACTCAGGGAGGCCTCTTAGTCTTTACCTCCTCCTCCACCTTCCTTCTTGTTCAGTCAGATGATGGTAAGGGCTTTCGAGTGGTAACTGTTAATGCCACCGTCGGATGCGTTGCCCCATCAAGTCTCGCAAATATGCCCAATGGTGAGGTGGTTTGGTTGGGCCGCGAAGGATTCTATATTTTCAATGGGCAAGCCGTACAACTCATCTCTGGGCACATCCAGCGGAAAACCAACAAGATTAACTGGTCTCGGGCCAAGCAGGCTTGTGCAGCTTTCGATACACATTCGAAAGAATATCGGTGCTGGGTTCCACTGGAAGGTTCTCGGAGGAACGATGCTTGTTTTATCTTCGATGGTAGTGGTTGGCGTCGAAGGCTCCATGAGACTCTCCAATCGGTTTGCGTAACGAAGGACCACCGAAGGTACATGATTGGTGCAGGACAAGCTCCAGAGGCCCCTGTGCCGCTCTCAACCGATGGTAAAGTGACAAACCATCAGGGAGTATGGGTCTTAGATCGTTCTCTGGGGAGCTTTATTCCTGAGTCGCCCCAAGCCACAATCGAAACCAGTTGGATTTCTTGGGGTCAATCCCAGCACCGAAGATCTGGTAAGACTGTTTATCTTGCCTTTAGAGAATCATATCTGGGATCAGCCACGATAAAGGTGTACCGAGATTGGAGAAAGACGGCATCGGTCTACACCGACACCTCCAACGCCACTCTGTATACCCCTGAGGATGTACCTCCAACCTGGGCCACCACCACATTTGATTCAGACTCCTATTGGGTCAAATCTCGACCTTACTGGAAGCGTGTGGATATTTCTATCCCAAGCTGCGAGGTCTTTAAGATCGTCATCCAAACCAACCATCCTATTGAATTCATCGGGATGAGCATTGATGTCGAACCAAAAGCCGGTGGATTTTCAACGAGGATTCCCTAATGGCTATTGTATTTCCAAAAGCAGCGATCAAAAGTGGTACGCCTGTTGAGATAGACAAAATTAATGAGAACTTTCGAGACATAATCGAAGAAACCCAAGGATCATTGGGCGAGCACAACTGGGCCAAAGATGCTTTTTCGCAAACAGCAGATGTCACAGAAGGCGCGATTGTTCGGAGCTATCGGACTTCCCAATCAGTAGAGTGGTATGAGGTTGCTTCCACCTATTCTGGGTCGGTCTTGCAGCAGGATTCTACGTCTGGACCCAGAACACTTCCAACAAATGCTTACAAAGTCTCGAACAGCCATTTTTGGGAGGTGATAAAGTCTGCGGGAACTGGAACCAATCCCATGGAGATTACGCTGACCACGGGCCACGCTGCTCTGTGGATTGTCTTCTCGTGTCAGATGGAGTTTTCCTCTTCTACAGATTTGGGTTCTGGCTTCGGCTTGGGCACCAATCTCCCAGGGTTTCAAATCGCAATAGCTGTTGATGGTGCTGTTGTTCCAGAAACCACAACTGGCTCCTTGGACCCAGGCAATGAAGTCACGGGCGAAGGCATCGGCTACCTCCGAACCCCATTAGCGATAGATTGCGTATATCCAGTTCTTCCCGGGAGGCATACTATCTCTGTACAAGCCAGGATGGTTTTCGATAAAGACCGGACGCGGTATAACTCTGATGATGACTTCTACGCAGTGTTTAACTCCGAGATGTTCATTATGGAGATGAGGTAATGCCTTACGATTGGACAGGATTAGCGGAGGGATCTGCGCTCACGGCAGACAGTCTCAATAGTAGATTCACCTCTGTTAAAGAAGAGATTAATGATCTTCCAGAGCTTTCAGTCCAGCCACATTCTCTCCACTCTGTCCATATCGGATCTCCGGTTGCGATTAAAGGGAAAGCTGCGGTAGGAATCACTACCCATAATTATCGTAATCATTACCCTGGATGGGATAATGATTCCGCCAACTCTTCCTTTGGGGCCGCTGGTCGTCCGTATGGTACCGGCTGGAATGTCATTTTTGACTCTTCTGGGGCTGAGTTAGCAGTCAATCATACTGCTCTGGCCACCCTCTCTACCTCCCCAAACTTTGCTTATGTAGTAATGGCAAATATTACTATGCAAGACCTAAGGCACAAATCTACAGTTGCCAACGGGGCTTCGGGAAATCCAGACTATGGGTTATTCCAATATGGTGTGTTCAAAATCCAGATCACATCTGATGGTTCAAGTTGGGTTGGGATCCCGGTCTCTGAGCGCTATGCAATGGCAGAAACAGAAAGTGGACGAGAAGCAGCACCAAGTGCTTATGACTCCGCCACCGACGCCTATAATATGGTGCAGGTTTGGAAAGATATCCCGCTAAGGTTGATGTTGACCCGTGATCGAATTCGAGAGTTGGGCCTCACTACAGAAATAACCGGAGTACGTGTCGTTACTTCAGTTTCAGAAAGGCATGGAATAGCAGATGAAATAAAGCTGGTTTTAGGGCGCTCCAATATTTCAGTCTTCGCGATCTATTGCGCGACAACGGAGGTTTAAAATGGGAGATATTACCGGATTAAATACCTTCACCTCGGGCACCACTCTGGACGAAGGTCCAGTGAACGACAACTTTTATTCAGAATCAGCTACGAGTTTTCGAGCAATTAATGGCTATTTAGACTCTGATAATATGGACGCCTCATGGTCAGTAACTACCGATCAGGTCCGAAATCAAAATTTGGCTAATGGTAAAATGGTAGGACTAACAGGGAATCTGGACTACATCGGAGAACTTTTTTCTGCTGATGAGACGGACTCCACTACATATGTTCCCATCCCTGGGGCTTCGATCTCGTTCCATTTGCCCTATGCCCCTTCGTTGGTCATCCTTTCCTGGATGGTTGTGATTACCAACTCGTCTCAAATCAGTGCCTATACTACGGCAGAAAAAGCTAATCTTAGGTTCTATCTTAACAATGAACAAGTTTCATTCCAGATAAGAGGCTGTCCTCCTACGTATGATGCCATTACATCGAATGCTCGGCTTCTTTTCCGGGACCGCATTTGGAGTGGACATTCTACGCAGACTGATTTGGCAAAAGGATTCCACACCGCCAGCATTCGAATCCATTTTCCAGATTCAACAGCAGAGAAAATGGCTCGGGTTCGAGTTCGAAATATAAAAGTTATCTATTTTAAGTAAGGAGGAGTCATGGGCCTTAGAAGAAAAGTTCGTAGAGCAGCCAAACGAGAAGCAGATGCTGCGGAAAAATATGCCCTCGGACCCTCTGAGGCCGAGGTTGAACAAGAGGCAGGCAGAGCAGCCACTCAAGCAGGAGCTATTGCTCAGGCAGGAGCGATGGAGCTTCAGCAGGGCCTGATGGGGGGTAGTTCAGCCCAACAACCCGGCCAGACACAAAAAGCTTTATCTGGGTTTCAGAAAGGTGTTGCTCAGGCTGGTGCAGGGGCACGGCTTGGTGCCCGTGATCTTTTTGAGAAGATATACATGCAAAAGAGGCAAAATGCCTTGGATCGAGCTTTTCAAGAATCCCAGTTTGCTCGATCAAATGCTGCTAATCTTGCGGGGTCTGCTTTAGAGGCTGCCGGAGGGATCGCACAGGGAGCCGCCTCTCTGGGCATGGGTGTATCGTAGGAGTCTATAATGGCGAATCAAGAAGAGATTGAGAGAGCCGCCCGAGAGCGCGCCTTGCAGTATCAGCAGGATGAACAGGGCCTTATGCGCAAGATCCGTCTTGAGCGTTTGTACGGGTTCGGCGCTGGACTTCGAGGGAGACCATATGAATGGGGCGACTTCACCGGAATTGGCCAAGATGATGAGGCTACTTTGGCCGCCAAGCTTCGGCTTCTTGAGCTTATGCAAGAGTCCCGTGCAATCGAGGTTGAACGGGAAGCAGAGCTTCTTCGCTATGGCCGAGAGATGGAACGGTCCCGAGTATTGGAAGCCGGGATCTGGCAAAAATTAGCGGCGGAAGAGGTTAGTTCTCGTGCTCAGATCCAAGGGGCGGTTATTCCCGTTCAACTTGGCGAGATCAATGAGCGCCGGGAGTATGAAACAACTCGGGCACGGGCAGAGGGCGCGTTGCTCCATGATGACATCGCTGAGTCCGGACACATGAATAATGTCTTGTCGGCTGTCTCCACAATGTCAGCGGCTGAATCTCCTCAGGAAGCTCGAACTGAACTATATCGCATCTTGAATACAGAAGAATTTGTTGATCCTCTGAAGAGGGCCCACCTTCTGTACTTTGTTTCACAGGATATGGAGGCTAATCCACTTCATAATCGTCAAAACTGGGGTGGCGCGAGTGCCAGTTCAGCGTTCGATCTCCTCAATAATGACTACCAGGATGCAGGAAATGTCCAAGGTATCGCTGGGAAGATCGAAGAGGCAGCGGAAAGATGGGCCGCTGGACGACAAATTGATATGGCCGCTCAGGTTGGGGATGAAAGCTTGGGCTTTCGAGGGGCGGCTGCGCTCTTTGAGGATTTGGAGCGCATCCCGGGAATTAGCCTTAATCCTTACTATGTAGATAAAATTGAGACTCTTTTGGGTGCTCCCGCAGAGGCTCCTCCTACCGCTGAAGGGTACTCACTCAGTGTCTCCGGAATTCCCTCTCCTCCCAATATGGAGTCCCATCGCCCTCAAAGACAAAACTGGGTAAATAAATATCTTACAGATGAGGCTGGACAACCAGCTTATCGATTTGAAGATACTCCTGCGGGGGGAGATGTCGTCAACATTGAAGACCCCAATGACCGGATTCCATATAGCGATTTACTTGCAGGGTGGGAACAAGAGAACCAGCAACCTGTAGAACAGAAAACTCGGGACCAATACCTGCGAGAGCTTTACGAGGATCTCCAGAACCCTGAACCCGGAACTATGACTGAGCTTCGTCAGCGCATGATGGAAAGTCCTCAGGTCCAAGAATGGTTGAACCAAGGGGAAGGAAGTCAGTTTAATAATCCTGATACAGCGCTAAACTGGTTGTTAGAGAGTGCAGCTACTCAGCAAGGGTACAAGGATGACGAAGACGAAGAGACCATGAATCGACTTCGTCGAGAGCACGCGGAAGCTCGGCGGCGAGAGCTTATGACCCCCGAGCAGCGGGCAGAGGAGGATGCGAGGACGGCGGCTGAAGAGGCAGAAGTAGAGAACGAGGTCGGCCGCCCAGAGGCCCAACCAGATGAGGACAACATCACAGAAGCAGAGGCAGCCACGCAACAAGCCCCTGAAGAAGTTGAAGAAGTTGAAGAAGTCGAAGAGCCAGGAGATGAAGAAGGTCGAGGTTGGCGACAGCGAAGACAACGAAATCTGGAGCCAGAGTCAGAAGCTGTTGCAGAACCTGCGCCAGAACCAGAAGCAGATATTCCTGTGGATGAGTCGGGACCGCCAACGGAGCCAGAACCTTTGCCAGAACCAGAACCAGAACCAGAACCAGAACCTGCGCCAGAGCGAGAATATTGGGTAGGCGAATGGGGGGACGACCCAAATGGGGCGCGGTACTCCATGAATGCTCGGGGCCAGATTTTCTGGCAAGAGCGAACCGCTGAAGGGGATTGGGGACCAGAACAAGGTCCTATGAATCGTGCTGGGAGGCGTATTGCTTTGGCGGAGAAGAGGGGCCGAGAGGAAAGAGAAGCTCATCCAGTTGTTGCCGCTGGGAGATCTTTAATTCGGGAAGGCCTCAATCTCCCATCAGGAGAATATCGTGGATCGGAGCCAAGGAACCAGCGAGAACAAGAGATTGCGAAACTCTGGGAAAGGACTGAAGGAGCGGAAGATCCGGCCCGAACAGCAGGCGTAGATGTACCAGAGAATCTCCGGAGAGATCTTAGCGATCTTCAACCCGCCTCCCGAGAGGATCGTTCAGAACGTCTTCCTCGCCAGGATCCAGAAACTGGTCTGTATGGACAAGCTCAAGATAGAAATCCGTATCAGACTCAAGCTAATGCTCGGACGAATGCGGTAAGAAGCCAACTCACACAGCTTGATCAGCCAAAACAAAAGAAGCGAGGTAGTTTTCTACGCCGCCTCCGAGGACGAGGAGAGTAGACTATGGCCAACGGAGATCCTATCCCTCGGATTACAGACGAGGATCGCGAAGCGCTGAAGCGTGCCCGCCAACCCACAGCCCCAGCAATAGGTGCGCCAACTCCAGAGCCAACAGAACCAGAAACTCAACCAGAAATCCGCACAATCCCCCGGGCAATCCCTACTCCGGAGCCTCGCCCGGGACAACTTCCTTCCCCCGCCAGACGCCTTTCAATCGAGGATCGTATCTCTCGACAGCGAGAGATGCGTGGCCTAATGCAGGGAACGCAGCCTGAAAAGCCTCTGGAACCGGCAGAACCTACGGGACCCACAGAAGAGCAAATTGCGGAGTTTCGACAGCACTTTACCAATATAGCTACCAATCAGAACTTCACAGAAAGTGAAAGCCAACTCCTGAATAAATGGCTTGATGCCTCCACCGGGCAAGGACAGTTTGCTTCCATCCCAAGTTTGGCGCATCTTCAAGATCGCTTGGGGGAAGAGCTTCTTCCGCTCCACGAGCTTCCCGATGGCTTCCTCTTTGGGCTTCGCCAGGAACAGGTTGCTCGTCATGGTCGCCGACTTCTATCTGGTGATCCAATTGGTTCTACCCAATCTAACTATTATGGTGGAGCACCTGATGGATATTCAGAGGAAGCCCTTGCATCTCTAAGAGAGAACGAAGCTCCAGAAGCAGTAGCTCTCCTAAAGACCATGTTCCCAGAGGGCGAAGAGGCTCCACGACCTGGAAGTCCTCAGTGGGAGCAAAAGTTTAATCAGTGGGTGAGTGACTATCTCCGCAACGAGGCTAACGAGGGAAGACTTTATGCAGGAACCACTCGGGCCGGAACTCGGCTTGCTGCCCTGGAGGAGCAAGGAGCGATAACTCCAGAAGTTATTCTGAAGTCTGGCGCTCCCATTGCTGAAGAGCTTTTCTTTACTGAGATTGCAAGACCCAGAGAAGAGGACTGGGCAGAAGCGCAGGAGCGGCCTGCTGCCCGAGCGGGGGCACGACTTCGAGAGCGTGAAGCTCGAATTGAGCAGCTATCTGCGGACCCCCGATACCAAAGAAGAAGGGGAGATCTTCAGGGCTGGCTGGATAAGAACAACTACACTTTGGAGGACATTCAAGCCGAGCTTGAAGAATACTTTGTCCGTCCGGGAGCCACAGAATCGGTCCGTGTAGGTGAAGTTGTCCTCAGGGACCCAGAAAAGACTCCTCCGATTCTCACTCAATATGCTCGTGAGCAGTATCTTTCAGCGATGGCAGCCTCTGAGGGCGAACTTCCTGAGTACCTGCCTCAGATTCCAGGTTCTGTCTCCAACCTCCCAGCTTTCCAGGAAGGGGAGGCTCGCTTCAATACTCCTCCGGGAGAGGTTGCAACTGGAATCTCGCCCGCTCCAGAGGATGCGTCCTCCTGGGAGTATAGGCCCACACAGCTACAAGTTGAAGGGACTGCTACTGGTCCAGACTATTATGGAGACCGGGCAAGAGAAGCTGGGTTTGATATCGAGGCTGGTATTCTTGACCGCTTCCAGTCAGAAGAAGCCAAAGACATCGCTCGTCGATCCTTTAATCGGATCTTGGACATCGAGGACCGAGACAAGCGAGCAGAATATATTCGCCGCTTTCGAGAGGACATCAACTGGCAGAGCGAGTGGATCCAGGAAACAGCCCAGGAGGTCGCGGAATCGCGAGCCTCGGTCGCAGCACAACTACCACGGGCAATTGAAGTTTCTCTCCCCCTTCGTCCGGAAGATGTTCGTTTAAATATCGATATGCGAGGGCAGATAGATATTGGAACCCTTCGAAGAGATCTTGTTACCTACCATAGCGACAAGATTCTGAAAGACCGGTATGAAAATGCTCAGTTTGGTTCTCTGAGTGTCGAAGACAGGGACCTTGTCCTCAAAGATGCAACCTATGCAGCCAATGCCGACATCTCGACTTTCACCAGTATTATGGTGGGTTCGGGCGCGCTTATTCTGGATCCTGATCCGCTACAACTAACACGGGATTTAGCCAATCTTCCTGCTGGACTTAATGTTGCGATGGCGGCGCTGGCCCCAACTCCAACTCATGTTTATTCGCGAGAACATATCACTCAAGGGCCAACAGAAGAGGAGTTTGGAACCCGCTACCAAGATGACCAAAGCTTGGTCTCAGTACAGCAGTTCAATAATCGTGGCTTCGTAGACTGGCTCCACCGAGCAAATCCCACCGCTTGGGCTGCGGCAGTTTTGAATCACTACACATCTGAAGTTGAACTGGGCGAGGCCACAACTGGACGTGTAGCCGATCAGATGTTCATAGATGGACTTACAGAGCAGGATACAGAGGTTTCAGTTGCAGACTTAAGCCCTGCGGTGGTTGGAACAAAGTTATTGGCTCGCCACTTGGGCCTTGCATTCGCGCCTGAATCCCAAGACGATCTGGCGACTCGAATGCGTCTGATCACTGAAGCACGTAGTGCTCCTGTCCTTTTCAACACCACCTCAGATGCTTTTGGTGACCTTGCTGTCTATAATGATTTTAGTCCAGCAGCAGAAAAAGCCGCTCGGATTGTGGGCGGCTTCGTTGGGTTCCTCCCAGAGCTTAAATCCCCAGACCCAATCATTGGACTATTGGCTGGTTTCCGCGTTGCAAACACGGGACGAAAGACCTGGAAAGCGTGGGTAGAAAATACGCCCCGCGTTCTTGAAGAAACCTCCGCTCGATATTTTAAGCAGTGGGATGAAGCTCGCAGAGCAGATGATTTTCAGGGGATGAATGAGGCAATCACATCCCTTAGGGGAGAGTTGGAACAAGGAAGGTTCTCACTTCTTTCTGTAGATTTACCCTACGTGGGGAGAGTCGGGTTCCGCGCTGCGGGTGCTCAGAATGCTGCTCTGCGTCTTGCTGATGTTATCACTGCACAAAGAGCACGCCTTTCTCCTGCCTACCAAACACATATGGCAAAGCTTCAAGGAGAAGCAATTCGCGCTCGACAGGCACTTGCCCGTGCATCTCGACGAGCGGGAAGTGAGGCCCCCGTCCTTCCAGGGGCTGGAGTTAGTCTTCCTGTCCGAAGAGGAATCGCAGTCAGTCAACGTATGCGACAACTTCGGGGAGAGGGTCACTCTCGGGAAGCTGCGTGGCAGATTGCTAAAGATGAAGTTGCAGAGCAAGTCAACTCTGCCAATGAGGCAATTCGAACTGCAACAAAACCCGGCGCTGTCTTTGCTCGAACCGGCGATGATGGGCTTGTCTCTTACTATCTCCGAGGAGAAGATGACAAGTGGTATGCCCTGGCGAATCAAACAGATGTTGGGGAAATAGTCGCGGCAGGCCAAGGCACCATCACCCTGGGCATGCCCGCTGCGGGTGTGCGGGGCTTTGTTGGAAAAGAAGAGATCGCTGGGGTCTTTCGTGGGGTTGGAGACGAGGTTCCAGTAGAAAACCTACATGGTGCTGTTGAGATTAGTCTTGCCCCAGAGCGGGGGATATGGGGCGCTCTTCGCGAAGCCGACCCAGCGATCCCAGCCCGATTGGAATACACGGCTGGTCAGCTTCGTCCTGATCCATTCTTCCGCTACTTGGACAGAGACGAAGGGTTCAGATGGAAAGTAGGGGAAGCTGAATATGCTCCGGGAATGGCTGATCTTCCCCTCGTGGGTAAAGAAGCAGTCTCTCGTACAGCTTACAATCAGTACCTGAAATCGCTTGAAGCACGCGCAAAAGCTCTCTCTGCGCAGTATGAAGAAGCTCTCATAGAGCATGAAAGAATTTCTCGCATAGCAAAAGATTTTGCAGATGAACGCTCTGCGATGCAAAATCAATACCGGGCAGCCGAGAAAGAAATCCGCCCCATCTATGATCGCATCTCTGAGATTGATGTGACCCTGGCAAGGGCAGAAGAGGCTTTTGCAGCTATTGTAGCTAAAATTGGAAAAGCAAAACAAGAGCTTCCAACTCTGCGAACAGCCCAAGAAAAGGTCATCCGAGAGTTGGAAAACACTGCAAGAAACATTGCTAAAAACGCAGCGGATCTCCAGAAGGCCACAACAAAACAGTCTGCGCTCTCAACTAAGAAGGGAGTCACTAAAGACGACTATGTCAAAATAGAGAACACGATACGAAGGCGTCGAGCGGACGAGTTCAATCTTGATCTACAGCAGAAGTCCCGACAACAACGCCGGGATCGGATTAACGCTAAAATTGCATCAAACAATCGTAGTGCCGAAGATGGCCTTAAAGAGATTCAGAGGCTTGTTAATCAAGAAGCTACTCTTCTTGCTGAGAGATTAAAGCTCACAACTCGGGCAGATGGACTTCTATTTTCCATGCGCCTGACAGAGACCCGACTCCCAAAGATCGATCCCCAAGCCGAGCTTGCTCTGGCTGATGACTTGGTCTATCCCCCAACAGCTAAAGCACCCGCTCGGGAGTCTATAGAAGATGCTGCTCGGAAAGCAGAGCCTATCAGTGATTACGATGTCAATGTTGAAATGGGGTATCCTGGCCGAAATCCGCCTCCTATGCGCCCGCCCACGCACCAGCTTCGACCTCCAAAGAATGATGCCACAAATCCGGTACGAGGGGAGATGTGGGAAAAATTAAAGGGAAGGTTACTGGACCCTCAAAAGGAGGTGGATGACTTGGGAGGGCGTCCGATCACCCGGAGCCGATGGAATCCAGACTCCCAAGCCACGTTTGATCAAGCAAAAGACCTGGCTTTAGGACTGAGGGATGATGAAATAATTGTGGCAGTAGACAGTTATCTCCATGCCAATAAATCTTTTTGGGACACCGTCCATACGATGCCTAAGCCTTTTACGGACGATGCATATAAGGCTTGGCCAGCAAGCCCCGAGGTCATCCCCGATCCCCAGGTTCGGGCAATCTGGAACCACCTTCACAACAACATCGATCACCTCGAAGATGTCGGTAATAGTAAGAGTGGCACAATAAATTGGAAATGGAACCAAGAAGAATGGTCAGAAATAGCTCAGACCATTAGCAAAGAGGACTATATTTTTGACGCTGCTGATGGAATGAAGCCGCAAGACGAAGTCTGGAGAGAAGCATTAGAAAACATTAGAGAGTGGCGTAATATAATTGCGGAAAAACATAATATCCCTGATTATACGCCTTATACTCCCGATGCCTGGGACGAGGCAGCAATCGCAGCCCGAAAAGCAATAGCGGAGAAGGAAGCGGGCAGAGAGGCCACTCGCCTTGAGGCTCTTGACACTCGTGTTCAGGAACGCCTACAGCGTCAACCTCCCGCCCCGGGAGCAGCAGATGATGTACCACTTGAGATGTCAGATGCTGGAATTACGATTCCACCAGAGGTTCGACTCAGAGAGTTGGAAGAGGCAATAGAGGCCCTCCCACGACGCGGAACTCTTGGGCCAACAGAGGCTCCGATTGGAAGAACCAAAATCCCAGGGATCAAAGAGGACATTTTTGAGCCTCCTCGGGTTCCTCGAAAGGTCAGTGATCGAAAGGTTAAGGCAGCAGAAAAGAAACTCGAAGAACTTTGGTCGGAGCGTGAAGCTCTTCATGCAGAGCGCAAAGCTATAACTCAATCAATAGTCGATGGCCGCGCCAGTTGGGCAACCCATAGTGGGCCGGGTTCTCGACGCTTTGCCATAGGTGAGCGGCTTAAGGAACTTGAGGACCTGAAGAAGGCCGCAGAGAAGGAAGTGAGGGCTGCTAAGGCGGCTCGGAGTGAGGCACAAAGTAAGATTGAGGCTCTACCGGATAGACCTGTCCGGAGAAAGCGCAGCGATACCGAACCAATTCCTCCGCATCGTCTTGAGCGTGCCTTGGAAGATCAGCCCTCTCCTCCAGTCCCCACCGCCGAGATGGTAAAACGCCTAAAGGATTCAGCCAAGGCCTCGAAGAAAGATTTAAATCTGATTCGAAGAGAGCTTCGAGATGTTTCTCAGGAACTAAAAGGAGTTTCTAAGTACGAGCCAGAGAGAGTAGAAAAGGCAGCCAGAGCGTTTTACGAAGCTCATCACTCAAAGGAGAGGGCAGCTACACTGTTCCGTGTACTGGATGAGTTGGCCGCTGATATCCGAGTAGGCGAGAAAGCACTAAGAGACGCTCCAATTGTGGGGGAGAAGTTTGATGATATTCTTGCCCCCTTCACGCGAAAGGTTGAAGTTGATGGAGTTACCGCAGAGGAACTTGTCAGCGTAATCAAAACTGATTCAAATGGTAAACCCCTAAAACCCCCAACCCAGAACGCTTTTCAGCGCATTCTTTCTATGGCCACACGGAGGGGCGGCCCCAGAGATGGTGAACATAAATGGGTAATTAACCCCTCTTTACTGGCTGAGAAGATAGTTGAGAAGTGGGGTCAGCGTGCAGTAGACAGGCTCATGGAGCCTGTCGCAATGACAGTAAAGGATAAAAAAGTTGTCCAACCTGTCCGTGCTGGAGCCTATGGGGGTGACCTTCTCGAAGATATCCTGACCAGAGCCAAGAATGGTGACCAGGAAATGACTCTGCTCCCACAGCAGGTATCAGATCTCCAAGAAATGAATGCCGCTTTGAGTCGAGCTTGGAAAGCCTCTCATGAGAAGGCGGGAGAAATCGCAATCGCGGAAGCATTGGATATTGCCAAAAGCGATATCTGGAGCAATGTCCTCACCACGGGCAGAATCCAAACTGATGTCGCCATTTCGGCTCGTAGGCTTTTAGCCCAGATGGATCCAGTGAGGAAAGAGATTGGAGAAGTGTCTCGTGAGATGTCCACAGTTTTCCGTGGAGCAACTCACTATGTAGACAACTTCAAGAATGAGATGTCCGCTCTCCTCCGAGTTGCAGAGAGTAAAGCCAAGGTTCGGTGGAAGCAGGAAGCAAGAGGCCTCCCCAAAGCAGAGGAGGCCAGGAAGCGCAAAGAGATTTTCCTGGAAGAGGTAAGAGGAACACTCATTGCTTTCATGGATGAAACAAATCCTATTGAGCTTCCCTTTACAATGCCCATCGCTCCTGGGATTCGGCCTGAACTTCTCCGCTCCACATGGACAAATGCATCTATTCGAAACGGAGAGACTCTCTTCAAGGAGATGCGGAATTGGCTTATTACCAACCCAAATGTTCACCCGAAGGGGATTGATCACTATAAAGAAGTCTATAATACCAGTTTAGAGAATGGCCGCGAAGTCATGGGTCGGTTTGTCGAGGACTTTGCAGCCGCAGTCGAAGATGGTGAGAGAGTAAGAACAGTCCGCGCACGGGGAGGCGTGGCAGATGATGTTGAGTTGCCCAAGATGGGTAAGGTCAAAGAAGATCCGATCATGACACATCTTGTTCGGGGAGCGGAGGATCGTCTCCGAGAAATCGCTGAACGCTTGGGGGCCAAGCGTGTGGAATCCCGAGAAGCTGCTCTGGAGCAGGCGCGCGTTTTCGAAGTTCCGTCCCACGTACCTGGGCAGACACGACTTGCTGCTATCTCTGAAAAAGAGATCTCAAAGATCTACCAAGACACCATTACTCGTGCTCGTAGATCCGGTAAGAATTGGAAAGAGTCCAAACGACTTGCCCGGGATGCTGTGCGAGCAGCCGAGGAGAAAGTAATCAATACAGCTTATGCCAAGCTGATGCGACAGCATGAATATGCTGCGGAAAAAGCTGTAGGTAGGATCGAAGCCGACATTACCCAAAAATTGAGGCAAGCTGGGAAAGATCCTTCAACCTGGGCATATCCCGAAGGAAGAGTTGGCTCTGCCCGAGAAGTCATGTCGGCACTTGCTCGGTCTCCTCTTCCTCATGGGATTCGGGCTGCGGGAGTAGGGTCTGCGATAGATGTCAAGCTTTACGAGGTTGCCTATGAGTTGCTTGAAAGGAACACTACTTTCAAGGGCTTTATGGAAGATCTCATTAAGACTTATAAGGGTGTCCACGAGGGGGACCTTGCACATCTAAATGTACTCCCGCATGGAATCTCAGAAGTCCATACAGTCAACCCACGTATGTACACTGTTGCTGCTTTGGCCACAGGCTATGGGGCAATTGGGGAGAGAGTAAATAGGCTCACAACAAAAGCCATTGGAGGGCATTTATCCCCGGATGAGGTTTCAGCCTCTGCCAAGCTTCTTTCTGAGAATGGAGAGTCCTGGAACAGGTTTTTCGCCAAGGATGAAGTTACCGTTAAAGCATTGGCAGGAGTGATTAATCCTTATCAACGTCCGTTTACGACAACATACATAAGGCATTCCCAGGAAGCATCACGCTCTACTGTTAATCTTGTAAACCTTGTTCGGACTGGCGAGGATGTTTCTGGACGAGCTTACCATCAAGCTCGGAATATTGCTGATTCGATTGATGGATACCTTGCTCCTATAATCAAAGAGCTTCAAATTGATGCCCAGGTGAGTCGTAATCTGAAGCAAAATATGGTTAGTGCAGGGAGAATCTGGAGGACCTCGGTTGTTACTGGGCTAATAATTCCTCGCCCAATGTACTATATGACCAACTACGCTGGTGATTTTTCCCAGATCTTCTTAGAGCGAGGCCTTGCTCAAGCTGCTCGAACCAACTTCCAATTTACAACTGGTGTTCCTTGGTGGAGCAGAGCAATGTACAATTGGCGGAAGAGGAGAATGGAAACTTTGGGGACAGATAATGTCCTGCCAGACCTGGGCAATTCCCTCTTTAATCCAACGATTGCAAGGATCTTTGCTGGAGAAGACTTCTTTATCCATACTCAAAGTGGCCGCGTGATGCACAGCAGGAAGGTCTTGAACAGCGCCATTGAGCAGGGTGTTCTGGACAGTCATGCTAATGCGGATCTTCTTCGTCAGGTTGGAGATGCGATTGCGAATAGTCCACTACGAAAGTTGAAAATCCTGGGGAATTGGACTGACGATATTACAGAGCTTGCTTCATATTCCCAGCAACGACAACGATTTGCTCTCTACACAGATTTGATTCGTCAGGGATATACCGAACAGGCTGCGGGCAAAAAGGTCCTGGAAGCATTGTACGATTGGAAGCATGGGATTGGAAAAGCCGAAGCGAATTTCATGACAAGCATCATTCCCTTCTACCGCTTTTGGCGTGTGGCGTTGGGACAGATGTACAGGAAGTTCTCTGAGCCATTCACACTTCCCACAAAGGAATTGATGACGCGGATGATGGGTCAGACCGTTGGAGCGCGGATCAATCAGCAGTACATATTTAAACAGATGCTCTCAGACTTCATGGATCCTAAAACCGCAGAAGAAATGAGAGACACAGACGTGATGCTTGATGAGGCTGCTCAGGCATTGGGGATCCCGAAGTGGGCAAGAGATGCACGAGCAAGTCGGTATTGGGGCGAAGTTGCTGGAACTGGTGCAGGAGACTGGTATACACAAATGGGTCACGGGACCGGACCTGGACAGATAACCCACCAACTTTCTGTCTCGGGTCCTTGGACTGCACTGGAGACCGGGAACCTCTTTGGGACTTACATGTTTGGAATGCTTCATGCACTCATCAAACACGGGCCTGAACTGAATGTCCCTTACCAGGAAGAGCTTAGAGCGCACCTCAATCCTGAGTATGGGGTTGGGGAAGGGACGTTTGTGAAGCCTCTCCTAAATATGATTGGACCAATCCAAAAAGAGTTAGTCCAGACATATCTACTAAGGCAGGGAGTAAGGGGAAAACTTCGACTCCGAGGCCATGAGCTTCGAGCAATGCAAAATATGATTAATATGGGTTGGCTGGATAATTCCGCGATTAGCACTGACGAGTATGGGCGGGCAGTTGGCCCAGCCCAGGCCCTTACAGCCATAAGGATGGTCCCAGGTCTGCTTGAAGTTACAGGTTTGATGGACCGGGGCTATTTTGAAAATGCAGAGCTTCATGCAAATGGTCCGATAGCAGGACTCCAGTCTTTCTTCGGAAGACACACAGGGATTTCTCTCCCCGGAGACTTCCACGAAGTCAAGGGACAGCGCTATCCCATCCACGCACCCATCCAAGCTACAACCCTCCAGGGCACCTACCCCCTACCAGAAGAGTTGGATCTTCTTCCCAGCGAAACTCGCTGGAGAGTTAATCGGTCTATCGAGAGGGTTAAGGCCCTAAGAGATCGAGCACGAGCAAAGCCCGCAGATCTTGTGACGGCAGAGGAGCTTCAAGATATCTATGAATTCAGCAATGATATCGATGGTGCCCAAGATGTGATCTATCAAGCTGAACCCGAGTAAGTCTTGATGTCCTTTCCCCAAAACAGTATTGTAGAACCAATGAGGTGAACCATGTCCCGAGAAGGAACATATCTTAGAATTTCTGGCACCCACACGGGTGTTAATGGCGCAGGCCACGGAACCCCAGAAGAAACAACACTCCAGTTCCCACAGGATGGTGGAGCATTTAAGTCTTCTATCTGGCTCTTGGTATCTTTCCACTATGTAAGAACTGACGGGACAGCAACCGATTACATTCCTCGGCTTGGCCAAGCTGCGGGATGGTCGGATAATGACATTAATGAACGAGCCACTTACTCATCTACAGCGGTGGGCACCCCAATCAATGATGTTTATGCCCAGCCAATCCCATGTTTGGTTGATTCGAACGGAAGGTTGTATTTTCGTCCGGGCTTTGTTGGGGCAAGTACAGACAATGATGGTGCTTACGAGTTCTGGTTTAAGAAAGCCAAAGGAAGCTGATCATGGCCTTTACATCTCCAAACTTTCCTGGTGGAACCTCTGGTCAAGTTGGCCAGCTTTCTGACCTTCAAGTTGACGGAACCACGGTTGTGGTTGATGAGGCGAACAATAGATTGGGTGTTGGATTGGCAGCCCCCAAGACAGCCTTCACAGTAGAAGGAACGGTCACGCTAAAAGAGCAGGCCAACGCCGATGCCGACACAGCAGCCTATGGGCAACTCTGGGTGAAGACCGCCACTCCAAATGAACTCTACTTTACAACCGACGCCGGGAACGACATCCAACTCACCTCGGGCACTTCAGCCGCAGGTGGTGGTGGAGTTGCTGCTGACGACGTTAATCTTCATCTTCATATTGCAGTTTTTTCATAGGATAATCAAATGGCAACCATTGAGAAAAAATCCCTGGCGCCCGGAGGGTCTTCTGTCAATTGTCAGGGGATCAAAGTCGCAGCGACCTCGACCACAGGAACGGCTATCCATCAAGCATGTTCTGGCACAACTGATTTTGACGAAGTGTGGCTCTGGGCATGCAATACAGATTCCCAGGCTCGACTACTGACAATTGAATTCGGTGGCACGACATCACCAGATGATTTGATTCAGGTCACAGTCGCGGCTAACTCAACTGAGTTGGTAGTCCCCGGACTGATCATGCAGAACGGCGCTAACATTAATGCATTCGCTGCGGCTGCAAACGTGATTATTATCCACGGCTATGTCAACCACCTTAACTATTAGGTAGATTAATGGGTCGCTCAAGAATCCCAGGTAAATTCAACAAGCAGTTTGCTCCGCCTGTTGAGAAACGGTCGAAGAAACCTGCTGGGTGGAAGCGGTTCTACCTAAACAGCGCAACTCGTGTTGACCCGTCAGGTGGAGCGAATCTCACGATCAACAGTGAGTCCAGTGGCGCATACACCGACGTCACTCGAAATGCGGTGAACCTCAAGAAGCCATGCACTGAAAACAGTGCTTTCTTCTACACTCTGCGTAACCCGGACAACAACAATATCCTGAAATGGGGCGACGAGTGGACCATCCATGTTCATATCGTGACGAATCAGTACAGCGATAGTTCTGGGGGTAATGGTCGTGGTCAGAGTCTCTGCGCAATCGTGACAAACTCGACGGCTCTGGATGGTAGTGACCACCACTATTTCGGATGCGGTACATACAATCTGGACGATACCAAGATTCGTGTTGTGCTGACACTGAGTGGGAACTGCTCAAACGCGCCAACGTTCAACACAAAGAACTTGTCAAACTCTGGGTTTACCCAGCAGTCTCGGCACCTAATCACCTTGGAGAATACCAAGGCTCTGGGGATGAAAAATGCCTGGATTGAGTATCGTGATTTTGACAATACGATCGAGAATGGTGGTGTTGATGATATCGATGGTTTCGCTTACGATGACTCAGCCCTGGCATGTGCTGCATCAGATACAGCCTATCTGTGCCTCTTCTTCCCGGGCATCAACTCATCAAGCGCAATGCACCTGACGAACCATCAGTTCAAAGCTTACTTTAAAGTTACAATGCGGGATTCAGATCCTGTGGTGGCTCTGGGGGAATAATGGCAACAATAGATGACCTACAAGAGCAGGCTATAGTTAAAGTCCGGCTTGGTACAGACTACTCGACAGAATCTCCTGTAGACATTGCATCGATTACAATCGAGATTCCTCGGGATTTGCTTAATACTATCTCTGGTGGTGATACCCGTTCTCGCGTAATGGTCCGAGATTGGATAAAGCCTGCTATAGATGCAAAGGACTAAAGAATGTTCCCCCCCATTCTCCAGCGTGTCAAAGATTTAGGGTACGCCGTTTTTGAAAATGGCGACTACGACCTGAATCTTGTGGGCATTCGGTCTAAAAATCCTGTCGCAAACTCTTTCGACGACTGGATGACCTGCACCTATAAAAAAGATGGACGGTGGGTAACTCACTGGTGGCAATGCACCACGGACCCAGGCACCTACTGGCTTGAAGGCTATGATTCATCGCGCGTTGCGGGCACAGCCATCCTCCAACCTGGGCAATATCGCGGAGTCTATAAAATAGACTTACACGGTGGGAAATACGAAGCCCTATGTCAGCGTAATGGCCCAGTGAAGGTTTGGCGTGACTCTAATAGGGACAACACACTTGATTGGGAAGGCGAAACATTCGAAGGAATGTATGGAATTAACATTCACCACGCCTCCTACACGGGCACTTCTACTCAGGTAGACAAGTGGAGCGCTGGATGCCAAGTCATTGCGAACATTGATGACTTCAATGATCTTATGTCAATCGCTAAACTTCAAGTATCAAAACGCGGTTGGTCAAGTTTTACCTATACATTAATCGAAGGAGAATAAAATGGGTCGCAGAAAGGTTGATTGGAAGAAGATTGGTTCCGTTATTAAGAATGCAGTCCTTCTCGCGGAAGATCTCTTCCCCGACTCAGGCTCAGGTGCAACGAAGAAAAAGTTCGTCATTGATCTCATCAATGATCGAGTTGACATTCCCATTCTTAACGAGGGCCAAGAGGAAGCAATCATCAGTGTACTCATTGATGTAATCTGTACTCTGGTATTAGACAGATGAAATCTGATACGATCCTTTCTGTTCTTATGTGGGGTCTTCCCATTGTTTTCGCTTCTGGTGCTCTGTACCGCTCAGTCACAGCGACTGCTGATGCAATCGAGATTGCCGAGATCTCTTTAGAAGAGCATGAAAATCTCTCGGGTCATCCGATCACTGAGATAAGAATTGAAAAGATCCAAGAGGATCAGCAAGAAATGATGGAAGAGCAGAAGAAGATCATGCTCAATGTCAGTGCAATCTGCCAAGCAACAGGAGCAGACTGTAGGTAAGGAGGAGCATGGAAACCGAAATCGCACAGACGGCTGTTGTGGCTGGCCCCACTATGGTCGAGATGCTTATCGACTATGGTGCCCTTGGTATTATGGTCGTTTTTCTTGCATGGCAGCATCTCCAGATGACCAAGCGGCAACGAGAGGATCACCAGTCAAGTCAACTTCGGGGTGATAATCTCGTGGAGCGTTTCGAGGCTCAACTTGGCGAACTCCAGAAGAAGTATGAGGAACGCGAAGATGCTCTTCGTACTCGATATGATACCGTTATCGCAGATTTAAACTTAAATAGAGATACCCTGAAGAATGAAATTCATACAGGGCTTCAGCAGAATCAGAATATGCTTAGAGAGATAAAGCTCAAAGTAGACGAGGGGCTTACTGAAATCCGCGAAATGAAACAGCAGGAAGTAATCCGCCGTATCCAACGCGAAGCCAGCGGCCCCTCTATTACGAACTCTTAAGCCTCAGGTCTTGATCCGGGCAATGTTCCCATCCCAAGAATGTGGCCACTGTGCCGGAAAAGCCAGCACAGCCAATCATGCAGACGATCTATATCATCCAGTAGATCGTCAGTTAGTTCAGTCAATCCTACAAGTCGGTTGTTTATGTAGAAGGTCAGCCATTTTCCATCTTGACTCTCTACAACAAGACCATCCCCACCTGTGAACTGCATTATGGTCTTAACTTGCTCCTTGGCAAGTTGCGCCTTCCAACTTGTTCCTACTGTACTCATTGTCTATTTGAGTAGAGAGATTCAAGAATAACAGCAGCGAAGGCGCAAACACCCACCGCAAGAACAAGCTCAAGTAGCGTCATCGACATAATGGTCCTCTGCCACATTGACATAACTCCACTTCTTCCTGGGCTTTCCCTTTGGTCGAAAAGTGCTCATTATGATTACCTGACACGGGGCATCCTCCAGCGCGCACATAGTTTCCCTAAGAGTATCCATATCCCACATCCTGTCGTCAAGGACAAGAACAGATAGACCCTCTGTTGGAAGCACCAATGCCGCAGCCATCGCAGCCAAGACTCGTACCTCAGTACTCCCTGACATTGCCCGATGAATGACCCCACATGGCCAAGAAACTCCCCGATCTTCTTGTCGGAGAATCCCATAGTAAAACTTTCCAGATTCTATACTACAAAAGAGGGATTCCCCCTCGGGCAAGAAACGAGAAGCTCGGGCACAGTAGGCAGGAAGAAGGTCTTTGGTGGTCTCTCGAATTGCACCATTTATTATAGCCTCTGCCGCCTGGAACATTGCTCCCCAACGAACAGCTTCTCGGGCATCAATCCGGACTCTACCTGCCATTTCAGCCATGAGCTTCTGCTCCAGGAGAGCTTGGACTTCTTCTGAAGCCTCTACGCTGTTGTTCAGAGCCTTCAATTCTTGTGGCGAGCCGAGACCTTCCAACTCCTGGGCACAAAAGGAACGAAGTCCTTCATTGTTGCGGTAAATCTTTCTTAGCTGTTCAAAGTGCAATGAACGAAAAAGGTCTTTCCATGCTGTGTAGATTTCACTTTTATCTACTGATTGCGCTCCAGAGAAATGAGTGAGAGTTTGTTCCAAAGCTTTTGCCTTTGCTCTGGAGTTCCTCTTCTTTGAGGCGATTTTCTCCAGGATGTCCAGGAGGGATTGTGGAGAGTGTTTGAAGTCTCTTGGGGTTTCCTCTGTTGTGAAGGTTTCCAATATTTCAGGGGGGAACTCCCCAGCAGATGGTGGAGCCAATTTTGTCAATTCCTTCAAGGTCATTTTCTGTCCGAAGGCCTCAAAGAAAAAACGGATGGCTTTGTCTGAAGACCCAGACAGTTTTGCTTTCAGAGCCGTGATAGGGAGGCCCACTTCTGCATTGATTGAGAGATCGAATTCTTGTTTGGGCCGCTTTCCTCTGGTCATACTCCATCGTGAGGAATCCCCG